GGCCAGAACATCAGGAGGGAAACATAAACAAAGGCCTTTGCCGCCATACTGAACGATGACATCTTATGGTACTCGTGTATCACCCCGCAGAGGAAAACCCCCGCGAGGAAATAGAGCCCAATCGCCCACTCAATCACAGCGGCGCGCTCCCGGGCTGAGCCTTGGTCATGCGCTTCTTGAAGTCGCCGCGCTTGCGGCGAGCAAGGCCGATCAGGTAGCCGACGCGCTCGATGGCATCGGCCAGCTCACCGCCCTCTTCAATGGCGGAAACGATCTGAGCCTTCTTCAGCCCGACCAAGACATCGGTCGCATGGTCTCGCTCGTAGGCGACGCACTCTTCCTTGACGGTGAACCGCGTCCCGTCGAAGGCCACATAGATTTCCGCTCGCTCGATCTTCACTTCACAGTCTCCCGCTCGCTGAGCTTCTTTTCCGCCGTCTCGCCGAGGATGAACTCGACGTCGATCACGTCGCCGTCTTTGATCTCGGACCAGTGGTCGATGATCCAGTTGTGTGCGACCGTGAAGGTGCGGCTATTCGACCACCAGTAGGGGTCGTTGGTTGCCGGGGAGCCATCCGCCGTCAGCTTCGTGAGAAGGATGTTAGGCAGACCGACGCACGAGTATCCGCATCGGCGAAGCAGATAGCGCTGCGCCTGCCCGGCATACCCGTCGCCGTCGGGGTTCATATCGACCGCCAGAACGGGGATAAACGTCATACGGTCTCGAACTTCGAGCGCCTTGGCTTCCATGGGGTGAGTCCCTTTCCGAGGGAGAGAGAGACACAAACCAAAATCATGCGCAAGAGAAAAATAAACACTTGCGTTACTTTTTGAGATGAGGCACGTCGGGACCGTGGCAGACCAAATCACCAATCCGCTGCGCCTCTGGATGCAGCAAAAGGAAGTCCGCCAGACGGATGTCGCGAAAAGTCTCGGCGTGGCCTCGCAGCTCGTCGCCCGCTGGATGAGGGAGGGGTACCTGCCATCTCTCAAGACGGCGGCAACCATCGAGAGGCTGACGGCCGGGGCGGTCAAACTCGACAGCTTCTTGAACCTCCCTCCGATCAAGGAAACCCCTGAGTACGAGGCGGGCCGCAAGATGGTTGCTGAAAGGCGCGCAGCAACTCGCGCCAAAAAGAGAGAGGGTGCAAGTGGCGAAGAAACCAGCAGTGGCGAGAGGCGGAGCAAAGAAGGGCGGAAACGTCGTCGCGCTTAAGCCGAAGACGAAGGCGGCGCAGCCCGGGGAGTCCGGACATAACAGCGCGGGCCTAAGCGAAGAGCAACGCCGGGGCCTGATGCTTCAAGGCATCGTCGAGCTTGAGAAGCTCAAGGGCAAGGCGACGGACGCGAACAACGCCGTCTCCCAGCAACGGGCGAAGATGAAGAAGCAGGGGTTCTCGAAGGACGAGATCGACCTCATGCTGCTCTTCAGGAAGCAGCCCGAGCAGAAGCTCAGGGCGATGTTCGCCGATCAGGCGAGGATGCTCCAGTACATGGCGCACCCGATCAGCGCCCAGTTCTCCCTACTCGACCCGACCGAAGACCGGACGCCGTCCATCGACCGGGCCCGCGAGAAAGGCAAGGTCGCCGGTCTCGAAGGCAAGAAGTGCCAGCCCATGGAGATCGACAACTACGATCAGGCCAGCAAGCAAGGTCAGGCGTGGATCGAGGGCTGGAACGAGGGGCAGGCCGTGGTGCTCAAGGGGTTCAAGCCGCTCAAGGGCATGCCCGGGGCCGAGACCGCAGACGGCGGAGACGTCAGGCCGCGCTTCATGAAGAAGGAAGGCGAGCCCGTCCATTGAGCGAAGAGACCACCATAACGGTCACCGTGATCGATACGGAGACGACGGGGCTCGACCCCGCCGTCGACCGTGTCGTCCAGATCGCGGCCGTCGAGCTTCGTCGCTTCGGCAAGGGCAACTTTGCCATCGGCGTCCCGGCGCTCTCCCTCGTCAACCCCGGCATACCTATTCCGCCTCAGGCGAGCGGCGTTCATCATATCGTCGACGAGGATGTGTCTGACGCTCCTAGCCTCGTCGAGGCGGTGGCGCTCAGCGTACCGCTCAATCCCAACCCAATCGCCGCACACAACGCCCGCTTCGACCGGCAGTTCCTGCCGATGCTGCGCGACCGTCCGTGGATCGACACCTATCGCTGTGCAATGCATCTCTATCCCGACGCGCCCGACTATAAGGTCGGCACCCTGTTCTACTACCTCGGCTGCGGTAGATTGTTGTCTCGGTCTCCCCACTCCGCCCCGTTCGACGCACGCCTCGCCGCGAACATCCTTGCGCGTATGCTGGACGAGGCTCCGCTCGAAGAGTTGATCCGCCTCAGCACAAAGGCGGTCAAGCTCCGCACTATCCTCTTCGGCAAGCATGCAAATGAGAAGTGGGCCGACGTCCCCAGCTCCTACCTGAAGTGGATTTTGGAGAAGTCAGCGAAGGGCGACGAGTTCGAGCCCGACGTGGTCTTCACGGCGAAGAAGCTACTGCAAGAGCGAGAGGAGCGCCTGCCGCTGTGAAGAAGCCTCACTATTGCCTGACCACCGACGGGATGATCTTCCACGCGGACTCTTGGGTCTTTGCGGGCTACCTCAAATGGGGTTGCTGGTACGACATCTCAGGGTGCCTTTTCTGGAGGCCCGGGCGGTGATGATCCTCGCGCTCGACCTGAGCCCTCGCTCGACCGGCGTATGCTTCGCCCCGGCCGACAAGATGCCAGACCCCTTCATCAAAGAGTTCCGTGACAAGGGCGAGGGCAACGACATCGCGGCCTCGAACTGCGGGAAGTGGATCAGGGACATCTGCGCTCGGCACTCCGATGGCGACCTGCTCGTCTGTGTAGAGGGATACGTCGCAGGAAGTCGCCCAGACATGATCTTCGACCGAGACGGTCAACTCGCGCTCCACTTCGCCACGCTTGCGGTGTGCTCCTGCTACGGCGTCCGCTTCGAGTCGGTGGCGACCGCAACCTTGCGCAAGCATTTCATCGGCGTCCCCTTCATCAAGCCAGCCGAGAACGAGAGGGCCACCGGCCGTGAGCTGGCCAAGGCGGCGGTGCTCAAGCGGGCGAAACAGCTCGGGTACCTCGGTGCCGACGTCCATAACGACAACCTCGGGGACGCCGCCATGGTGTTCGACTACGCGGTCTCCACATTCGCTCGGCGCTCGGCGTCGTTCAGGCTCACATGAGCCAGAAGCTCTACAAGCCCCTTCCGAGGGTCGCTGGCGGCTTTCGTCTCGTCTACGCTGATCCGGCTTGGGACCACCGCTCAAACTCGCTGGCGAGCCCCGGGCGCAATCCTAGACGGTATTACAAGACGATGTCTCTTGAGGCCATCGCCGATCTCCCTGTCCGAGGGGTCGTCGCTCCGGTCTCGGCGCTCCTCATGTGGGTGCCCGGGCAGTTCCTCGTGAAGGGGTTGCACCTTCCGATCTTCAAGAGCTGGGGGTTCACCCCAAGCTCGGTTTGGTTGACGTGGATTAAGACGCGTCGGCATCTCGACGGGCACTCTTGGATCAGGGGCGACCAGCTCTCCGCCGAGCTGACCATCGGGACCGGTCACACGACACGCAAGACGACCGAGTTCCTCCTGATCGGGAAGCGAGGACGCTCGGTGCGCGAGGTCAACGACATCATCGACGTTGCCTTTGCTCAGCGCCTTGAGCACTCGGCCAAGCCGGACGCGATCTATCCGATCATCGAGCGATACAGCGACGGTCCCTATCTCGAACTCTTCGCCCGGAAGAGGCGCAAGGGGTGGCGTTCTTGGGGAGATCAACTTGAGTAAGCAGAGGCCGATCTACGAGACCGCAGCGCATCGTCTCGAAGAGCGAAATATCGCCCTACAGGCTGCGGATGCGTGGGGTCTGGAGGCGCGCAAGCTTCCGAGCAAATACTGTCTCGACTATGCACTTCTTAAGGGAGCGGAGTTGAGGGCGATGGCGGAGGTCAAGCACCGCCCTCAGTGGGGCCTCGAATCGTTTGACCGCGCAGGCGGCTACATGCTGTCTCTTCATAAGTGGGTCTGGGCGAGAGCGTATTGCGGCGAAGCCGGATGCGCCTTCCTCATCCTGCTTAAGTGCGCTGACGGATTGTGCTGGGCAAATTTCACCGAGAGACCCAGCGGGGTGAGGGCTGGGTTCTTTAACGGGAACAATCTCCCGAGAGACGACGACGACAAAGAGCCGGTCCTCTACCTACCAGCGTCCTCGTTCAGGGTCTTGATCCCAGCCTAATGTACAACTCAATCCCCGACGGCCCTCCAAGCTTAGACGAGCTTGCGGCGAAGATGCTCTCCACCGCGCGCGAGGCCGCGCTCAAGGACGGCAAGCCCGGCATCGACGAGATGATCGAGCTGATGGATCAGCTCGCCTTCCAGATCGAGTCGACCACTAGAATCGCCTTCGAGGTCTACGGGCAAGACACCGTCCACGATAGCGTCGGCCGGAAGCTCGTGACCATCGAATCACTCAAGAAGTTTCTGGAACTGGTGAAGCTCAAGGAGCACTCCGTGAAACGGGTGCTCAGACACGAGGAGGAAAGGTGACATGGTTACGCCAACGTGGTCAGAAGAGGGTATTGAAGCCCTGAAGCAGGGGCTGGCGGATGGCAAATCTTTTGGGATGATCGCCACCGAATTGGGGGCGACAAGGAACTCGGTCATTGGTAAGGCGTTTAGGCTGGGCTTGAGAAACCCGGCCCTTCGAAAGGGTCGGCCCAAGACCATCGGGACCGCAGTCGTCGTAGCGCTTCCACAAGCGCGCACTCTGCCGCGTCCGAACCCGAGAGCGCTGATCGTGATGAAACCAATTGAAGACCGCAGGACCGAAGAGGTCTCAGCTCCCCCTCTCGAAGGTCGCTTGGGCGCTCAGGATGCCCACGTCCACCTTCAATCGAACATGTGCCGGTGGCCCATCGGTGACCCTCGGGAGGCCAATTTCCACTTCTGCTGCAAGCCAGCCAAGATTGATTCGCCCCAGCGCTACTGCGTCGCTCACGCCGCCATTCATGGCTCGGGAGCGTCGTGGGTCGACAGCAGGGCTAGGCGATTGAGGCTCGGCTGACCACTATCCCTAGAGCCCGTTGGGTAGTGTCTCAGTTTGAAATTCGCGGGGCTTGACCGCACTCTCGCACTAGCTATCTGCTTCCGATATGCTTGACGGAAGAAAGCAGGAAGATAGGAGTGCTCAGCGCCAATTCTAAGTCATTGGAAATAAACGGTTTGAGCCATATTTGTGTGGCAAATCGAGGGAGTTCGGCGCCAACCCTTAATTGCTTCACGCCTGCGATGGCCGCTGGCCTCTCCAAGACGCTGACGACGTGGGGGGACATTCTGGCGATCATGGACACCGAAGCACCAAAGTCCGGACCGCGCGGGCCTTACAAAAAACGCGGCTAAATGTGGCGGTTTCCCCCCACCAACATATTGAACAGCTCCCGGGCGGAGTCTAGGCTTGTCGCCTTGGCAAGAACCTCAAAATTGTTTCCGCGCTCACGGCTAATAAAGTAACCCGTTGCGCCGCCGAGATTATCGGCCTCCACGTATTCCGCGTAGGTCTGATCGTGGACGGGAGACACATAGACGGTTTCGCCAGAAAGCAATTTTGCAACAAGGGTGATGTCATTCATGGCCGAAACTCCCAACTAACGGATTCAAATTTCAAACTGAGATACTACCGCCCGTTGACAGGGCTGAAATACCGAGCCATCGTGGGGGCCTGCCGGTGATTCTCATCACCCAGCAGGCCCCTTTGTTTTTGGGGAAGTGCGGTCTCGACGCCTGAACTCGTCAGACCGCGTGACAACCTCTCTGATGTGTTGACCCGGCAACGAGGTCGTAATGGCAGATGTAACAAATTCCCCCCAAAACGGCAAGCCCGGCCTCGGGACGCCCCATCTGACCCGGGTCGCCGGGGTCGATGACTTGATCGCCGGGTCGATGCCCGGCATGGCCCATTTCGCCCGCACGGGCCCGGACGGCCAGACCTGCCGCTCCTGCGTTCACTGGTCGACCCGGTTCTGGGAGACCGACCAGAACGGCTATCAGGTCGAGTCCGAAAAGCCGGTTGATTCGTGGAAGCGAGACGCAGACACAGGCGAGCTTAAGCCGCGCCGTTGCAAGAAGTTCTACCGCATGATGGGCCACACGCTTGGCCCAGCGGTCCCCGCCGAGACCCCGGCCTGCATGTTCTTCACTCTCAACGAGAGCGCTCCGCCCATCGAGCGTCCGGCGCGCAAGAGGCCGAAGGAGAGGCCTCCACCCGACACGAGCTAACGCCCAACGTCCGCAGCGAAGAGCGAAGGACGGGGTGGCCGGGCCGTGTTGAGGCCAGTCGCGCCACCCCACTTTCCCTCCCTAGACATCGGCCTTTTTGACCGCTTCGGTGGTAACGGGGAACTGCATCCAATGTGGGATTCGTCGCCCTATTATGTATTATGCTCGCGCGCCCGGAGCCTTAGTGATGCTAGGTCTAACGATGAGGGATTAACCTCTCAGTTAGATCGTAGAGCACTGAGGGTGGTAGTTATCCTCCACCCATGCGCGAGGGCCGACCGATGAGGGCCCCAGCGCACGTCGCCGCCGTCGCCGACCGGTATGTGACCAAGTCCGGCGACAAGCTCGAACCCGAAGAAACCGCCTTCCAGCACCGCCTCACCAAGCTGAGCCGGTTCGAGGCTCGGAACTTCCTCCACGACCTCGACGTCTACGTCGGCCCTCGTGGGGTACGGCCGGGCAGCAGCCCAGATTCCTTACGTCGTGAGGCCAAGCGCCAGAAGGCTCTCACCGCTCTCAGGGTTCTTCGACGGATGCTCGGGCTATGAACGCTCCGATCCTGAACTCCCTCTTCGACCACCAGTCCGACGCGCTTCAACGCCTGAGACAGTCGGTTGGTTCCGGCCACAAGCGCCCGTTGGTCTCGATCCCGACGGCCGGTGGAAAGACGATCATCGGCTGTCACATCGTTCACGGCTCGCTCCGCAAAGGCAACCGGATCGGGTTCACGGTTCCCAAGCTCTCGATCATCGACCAGACGTTCGAGCGGTTCATCGAGAACGGGATCGACCCGTCCGAGATCGACGTCATGCAGGGTAACCATAGCTGGCACCGTCCGCATGCCCCGGTGAAGATCATCTCGGCTCAAACGCTCGGACGCCGGGAGAGGCCGCTGGTGGACGTGGTCTTGGTCGACGAGGCGCACATCGCGTTCAAGTCGATTCGGGACTGGATGCAGGACGAGCCTGAGAAAGTTTTCATCGGGCTCTCGGCGACGCCTTGGCGCAAAGGCATGCGCGAAGAGTACGACGACCTGATCCAGCCGACGTCGATCAGGGAGCTGATCAAGATCGGACGGCTGTGCAACTTCCGGGCGTTCGCTCCATCGAAGCCGGACTTGGACAAGATCAAGACCGTCGCCGGGGACTATCATCAGGGCGAGCTTGGTCAGGTCATGCGCAAGTCGCAGCTCGTCGCCGACGTGGTGCAGACGTGGCTTGAGAAGGCCGAGCGCAGGCCTACGCTCTGCTACGCGGTCGACCTCCCGCATGCGTCTCAGCTCCACGACCAGTTCTCCGGCATGGGCGTCCGTAGCGCCTACGTGGACGGCGACACCGAGCGCGAAGAGCGCAACTCGCTGGTCAAGATGCTCGAAGATGGACGGCTCGAAGTCATCGTCAGCGTCGGCACAATGACCACCGGAGTGGACATCCCGTGCGTGAGCTGCATCAGCGACGCGAGGCCGACGAAGAGCGAGATGCTCTACGTGCAGATGATTGGTCGTGGGCTTAGAACGCATCCCGGCAAGGATCATCTCCTTATCCTCGATCACAGCTTCACCACGCTCAAGCTCGGCACCGTCGACAGCATCGGGCACGACGAGCTTCTGAGCGGAAAGCGATGTGAGGATCGCGGAGTCGAGCGGCCGGAAAAGAAGATGCCGAGCCCGCGTGAGTGCCCGAGCTGTCAGGTCTTGATCCCGGCCTTGGATCGCGAGTGCCCCGGCTGCGGGTTCGTTCCAAAGATGCCGTCGCGTGTCTGCGTCGAGGACGGCGAGCTGGAGGAAGTCGGGATGACGGCCGCCCAGCGCAAGGCGAACCGTCACTGGGAGACCGACGACAAGGCGCGCTTCCATGGCGAGCTGAAGCTCTACTGCCACCAGAAGGGCTACAAGGAAGGCTGGGCGGCGGCAAAGTACCGGTCGAAGTTCGGCGTCTGGCCGAACATGCCGGAGATCAGGCACGCGCAGAGGGCGCGCAGCGTGAGCGACGCAACGCTGGCATGGATCAGGTCGCAGAACATCCGGTGGGCGAGGCGCAAGGAGGCGTAAGCGATGTACGAGCGGGTCGACTTAAGGGATCGTGCGAGAGGGAAGTGGAAGTCGATCCTCGTGGCGCTCGGCATCCCCGAGTCCATCCTGACAACCAAGGGGTCGCCCTGCCCAATGTGCGGCGGCAAGGACCGCTTCAGTTGGTCTGATAAAGACTCGACGGGGAACTATTTCTGCCACGGATGCGGGCCCGGGTCGGCGGTCACGCTCGTGATGAAGGTGAAGGGGGTGAACTTCACCGAGGCCGTGAGACTTATCGAGGGCACGCTCGGCGTCGCCAAGTTCTCACCGCCGAAGGCTGATCGTTCGACGCCGGAAGAGAAGGTCGAGCGCATGGCGGCTTTGTGGCGCAAGGCGAGGAAGCTCGACGGCAACGACCCTGCCTCGAAGTACCTCATCTCGCGCGGGATCACGAAGATGCCGCACTGGTCGGCGGTCCGGTGCCTGATGGAGACGGAGCACTACGCAGGACGGATCAAATCGATAATGCCCGCGATGCTGTCTCGGTTCGTCGCACCGGACGGCCGGTCAGACACGTCGATGCTGCACGTGACCTACCTGACGATCAATGGGGCCAAGGCCGACTTCGGCGACAGCCCGAACAAGAAGTTCATGCCGGGGTTTGTCCCGGCCGGTGGAGCGATAAGACTGTTCGAGGCTGAAGGCGATACGCTCGGCGTAGCCGAGGGCGTCGAGACGGCGCTCAGCGCCTCCCAAATGTTCAACATACCGGTGTGGGCTTGCACTTCGACAGTGTGCTTGCTCAAATGGCTCCCGCCGAATCACATCAAGCGCGTCGTGATCTTTGCCGATACCGATGCGAATTTTGCCGGGATGTGCGCGGCGGCCAACCTCGCCAACAAGCTGTCCCTCCATCCGATCTCCATGCCAGAAGTCAAGGTCATGATGCTCACGCCGTCCATGGGGGTGAGCGAGTTCATCGGCGGGTCCGACGTGGCGGCGAAGGCCGACTTCAACGACCGACTTCAGAGAGAGATCGAAAATGGAAGACCAAGCGCAACCGCAACCGCCGCCTGAGCAGGCCTTCGTCAAGTTCTGGTCGGACAACCCTCTGCCGGAAGGGTACTCGTTCGGAGGGAACGGCATCGTCATCCCGGTCGAGCTGGGAGAGCAGATGGTCGAGTCGTGGGTCGCGATCTCGTCGGCCCAGAAGGTGATCGACGTCGCCCACCGGTCGGCGCAGTCGCTGCTGATGGAAAGCATCCAGAAGCAGCAGAGGGCGTTCGAGACGGCGCTCGGAGCGCTCGGGGTCAACCTGATTCAGGCGCAGGGCATCGAGTACGACCGGACGACCCGCTCGCTCTACAAGCGGCCCCCGCCTCCGCCTCAGCCGATGCAGACGGGCGGCCCCCAGATGACACAGGGCCCGGCGATGGAGCCGACGCCGGAGCTGCTGGAAGCCCTCAGGAGGCGCGCTGAGGCCAGAGGGCTGTTCCCCCCTCAGGCGCAGCCCGGACCCCCGCCAGCGCCCGTCCCTGCGGTTCCTATGATCGACGGCAAGACTATCGAGGAATGGGCGGCGGAGGCGAAGGGGAAAGCTCCGGAGCAGATCGAGGACGCGACAAACCGAGACAAGCAGATGGGCCTTGGGGCCTTGCGCTAGATCAGTGAATGTGGTTCTCGTGTGCTTCCGCTGATTCTGGCGCGCTCGTTCCCTTTCCAGAGAGCATGCCGTCGGCGTCGTCAGCGGTGGACCCCCGGAGCTGCCCAGCATCCGGGGGTCTTGCATTTGAGGCCAGCGTGATCTTCGAGCGACGACCGGCGCGGGTACGCCGGTCGATCTTCGCCTCGGATGGCGTCCTACGGGTGCAACGGCTCACGCGCACGACTCAGCCTCCCGAACGATCAGCTCCGCAAACGAGTACGGACGCCGGTCCGCATCGTCTCCACCCGATAGGAAGTCAGGAGCTATGGCGGGAGGGTCGACGTCATGGGAGAAGTTCAGCGTCGACAGTGCATAGTTCTTCGCTGAAGCGATGCGGTCATGACGAGCTTTGTCGAAGCTGCCCTGAGCGCCCCAGATGTTCGGCTCGACGTTCCCGTACTCTCCGAGCGACGTCGTCCCTCCACGGGAGAAGGCGACCTTCTTGTGCTCGTCGAGCCATAGAGCGAGACCGGTAGCAGTATCGAATCGATGGAACGCGTTGTCGGCGAGACGGTGGACGTAGCCCTTTCCATCCCAGCAGAAATTGACGTCGTACTCGCACTCTTCAGAAAAGCCGTTCACCCATGGCGGGCACCATCGGTCAGAGAACGACAGAAGGCGGCGGCCACGAAGAGCCTCTTCGAGATCGACCTTGGTCTGCGTTCCTTGGCTCGTATCCTTGGCGACGAACCATTGGCCATCTCGGAAGCCCATGGCGTCCGGGTCGGCCGAGAGCGGAGGAAGGTATTTCCCGCCTCTCATGAGCCAGACGTAGGTGTATTCCTGACCGCAGTCGACGTCCCACGCCTCAGCGAGCGACTCGTGGGCGCTGCCGGGGCAATCCTTCTCCTTCCGGTCGCGCATGTAGGCGCGACACTGAGAATAGATCGCCGAGTTCCTGCGCTCGAACTCGGCCTCGCTGATCTTCTTTGCGTGAAGTAGGTCGTAGAGCTTTCGACCGGCATCGAAGTCGACCTTCTTCCCGATCTCCCGACCGAGAGACGACAGGTCGCCGAGAGCGACGAGCGCCTCGCACTTCTCCTGCGTGTCGTAATTGCCCCAGAGGATCAGCCCGTTGTGGCTGAGGTACCCGTCGCTGTGGCAATATATGCGCTTGAACGTCCCGTCCCGGCGCTCGACGATTATGTTTGATCTCGTGCTCATGGTTGTTCCCTTTCCAGTGATGGTCTTGCCATCGTGGAAGGCGCGGTTCGCACCCCGCGCCCTCGGCGACATCAAGCGGCTTCGTCTCGAAGCCAGTCCGCCTTGCACAGCTCGGCGTTCCACCGGCAGACGACCGGCTCTTCGCTCTCGACCACGCCGCAATCGGCGGGAGCGGTCCAGACCATGAACCGGGCCCGGGCGCTCTTCAGCGCCTCGTCATGCGTGGCGTAGGCCTCGCCGTTGAGGCAGGGCCTCAGTGTCTTCCCGTCGGGGAGAAACTCGCCCTTGAAATAGAAACACGGTTTGAAGCTCATGGCTCACGCTCCTTCCAGCATCTGGGCCCAATCCTCGCCGTAATGTTCGACGACGAAAGCACGCGAGCCCTTTGTCCCGGCTTCAACCTCGGAGCGGGACGGTATCCGATTGCCCCAGTAGTCGACCGCGTGGTCGAGCCCGAGCATGCACTGCCCGCACTCGATGGCGGCCATCATGGCGCGGCCGTAGCTGCCCTGAAGCGACCACATGCCGGAGTTGATGGCGCGTTGCAGCGCCATCACTTCCGCCTCGCCGCCGTCTTCGACGGTAGTCTCCCCTTCGAGCAGGAGAGCGTCTTCAAGAGTGAAGGCCGTCACGGCGATCCTCCTTGCTCGCGGTCCTACGGATAAGCTCGTTGGCGAGATCGTCTGTGTTCACGCCGCTCGCGAACTTTTCCATCAGCTCTTCCTCCGTGACGTCGATGCCGAACGACTTGAGCATCCCCATCAGTGCGTTATGAAGGGGGTCCTCCTTGACCTTTTTTAGGGTAGCGATCATCTGAAGTCGCTTAGACGCCTCGATTGCGTTGTAGGAGCTTGCGTAGACCTCGATGATCTCTTCCCGGGTGAGAAGACCGCCCTGTAGGAGGACTTTGCCTCTCTCCGAGTTGAGCATGTTGGCCGCAAGGACCCGGCGTTCGGTCAGCCAGTTCTCGCGGCCGATCTCGGCTTCGCGCTTACGGTTATGGCGCTCATGCCTAGCCGCGATGGTCTCGATGAGGTCGTCAAGCTCGGACTTCTCGCGGCTCTCTCCGATCCTCACCTCTTGTTCGACCTCGGCGATAACGCCGTCTCCGAGTTCGATCTTCTCGCCGGGCTTAAGGGCGGAGGCCTTCTCAAGGAACGGTTCGAGGGAGTCGTCGGCTGAGAGGCCAAGCGCTTCACGCAGTCCAGCTTCACCGCCCGGTCCCAAGACCTTGAAGGTCGAGACCTTGCCGCCGTCGCCAGCGTCTTCGCCGGTAAGCGTCATGAAGAGGTCGAACAGGTCGTCGCTGCCGAGATGCTTTATGAACTCGGTAACGGGGCCAGCGTTCGGAGCGAAGGCCTCGATCAGCGCTACATCGATGTTGCCATCGACGAACTGCTGAACGAGCTTGTCGGCCTTGTCGCCCTTTCCATCCTTTCGGAGGGCGTCGATCTTGGTGACGACCGCGCCCTTTGCGGCGTCGCACAGACCCGAGGCCCACACTTCGACCCAGTCGCGCTTGGTCAGCTCGATGTCTTCGAGAGTGTTCTTCGCAGCGACCTTGGCGTCGGTAAGGAAGGCCTCCGCCTCGGCTCGTCGCTTGGCGCACGATCTGAGGTACGCGGCCTGTCTTGTTGCTCTATCTTTCATGGTTTCAAGTTCCCTTTCCAAATGAAGCCTTAAGTGGCTTCGGGCGCGCGAGCTTGGGATCGCGCCTCCGAAACCGCTCTCCTGAGCAGAGCACGTAGGTTCAATGCCGAGCGCCTGTCGGACGGCGTTATGCTTGTGTGCAACGTGGTGATGAACCGGCCGTCTATCTCGATATCGAGATGGAGCGACCGACGACCGAAGCGCACGCCTACTGAACAACCCTCAGCCTCCGCCATGCGCTTCAGCTCGCTCACGTACTTGTTGATCCCCATGGCGGTGGTCCGAAGCTGGGGCGGATTGCTCCGCCCCCTTGTCGGCCTCCTTTCACGCGGCCTGCCTGATCTTCGCCATTTCCTCCGCAAGAACCCAGAGGGCCTTGTTGAGCCTCACGTCCTGATCGATCCCCTTGATCGCGCGGGTGGTGACCCGGCGCTCACGGTTGTTGGCGTCCCGGCCGATGCCGACCACGCCGCCCTTGATCGCGTTCTCCTGAACGACGTTGAAGACGTTCCAGAGGTTCGGGTTCGTGTCGACGGCGCGGCGAGGGATCAGGAGGGTCTCCGGATCGATAGCCTGAGCCGCAAGGCCGTCCTGATCTTCGAACCGAAGAACGTGGGCCGCCTTGGCAAACGCCTTCCGTTCCTCACCGACCAGATTGATGCGAGACCATTGATCGGGTGCGACGAGGGCCTTCTCGGCTTCCGTCAGCACGCGATACGTGCCCTCGATCACTTTGTCCTGCACGTTGCCGACGTGCCCGACCTTGACCTCGTCGATGGTGGCTGTCTTCACGACCAGCGAGTTGTCGCAGGCCACACGGAACAGACCGGCCATCAGGCAGTATCGAGCGGTGCCGTCGTTAGCGTTCTTGAGCAGCGCCTCGACCGTCGTGTCGCCGACGCTCGGACGTTTGTCGTCGAGCCTGCGAAGGCGGATAAGGTGCTTGGTGAAGTCCGCCTTGCCCGGCTCCCGAGTTACCGCCTGCCGAACCGCGACGGGGAAGAACCCCTCGTTGGCGAGGCCGCGAAGTATCTCGATGGTCGGGATCGGTCGGAAGCGCTCGGACCGGCTCTCGTGAGCCTCGGTGGCGAAGATCGAGGGAGCGGCTTTCCGCATCTCGTCTTCGGTCAGGGCTCGCGCGGTGCTGAACCGTGCGTTCGGGCTATATGTTCCGTTGATGTCGTTGAACCCGCGATTGGTGTCGTGCGGTCTGAAGTTGAAAGTCATTTCGGTTCCTCTCTCTGAGTTGACGGCTTCTTCTTGCCATCGTGGAAGGGGCGACACGCGCCCCCTCGGCGACGTCAAGCTGTCCCGCGAGCTTCGTCGATCTTGCTGATGATCTCGTCGAACTTGCCATCGACATTGTCGAGCGCATCGATGGCCTCGGTGATCTCGTCCACCATGCCATCGACCTCGTCGAGCGCATCGATGGCCTCCTGCGCCGTGCTGCCCTTATCGCCGTTCTGGATCGACTCCGGCATGCCGTCGTAATACTCCTGCTCTTCGTCCCTCGGGCCGGACACCAAATCCTTGAGGCCCTCTATCTCTTCCCTCAGGCCGTTGAGCGGTCCGACGAGTTCGCTCACCTTGGCCTTGAGCGCCTCGACGGCGTCTATGACCTCGCCGAGAGCTTTCCTGCGTTCCTTGTTCATGGCCTTCCTTTCGTTGAACGCCCGCCCTTCCCAATCGGCCTTGCAAAGCATGTCAGGTGTCCGACTGTTTGGGACTTCAGGGCGGGCCGTTCGTCTTGCACACCATATGGCCCCGCCTAGATCGGGCGCAAGGGGAAAAATCAACACGCGTGTTACATTTTTCTCTTGACGCCGGGAGCGCCTTCCCCATATTGGCGGCATGAAATTCACACCGAACGAGATCAAACTGCTGGTCGGGGCGCTTCGCCGGTCAGCGGACGAGTACGCGGAGCAGACTGAAGACGCCGCCTCCGTGCATGTGCGCTTCGAGTTCAGGCGCAATGCGCGAGAAGCTCGAAGGCTCGCCGACCTAATCGAGGCGTCCTTGGGCGACACGGATGAAGGGGCGTCAGCCCCCTCGGGAGGAAGCATATGAGAAAGTTCACCTGCAACGGCGCGACCACTCAGGCGCGCGACATCACGGAAGCCGCTGGGCACTTCGCTCAACTGGCCGCCTTCGACCACTACGGAGAGGACGGCCTCTCACCGCTGCGCTTTATGTGCAGGGTGGCTGGCGATGAGACGTCGGCCCGGTATGCCGCGCCAATAGGCGTCATGGAGTTCACCGGATCGACGAGAGGTCCGTGGATCAACCTCGACGTACAGGAGGTCGCGTGAAGCAGACCTTCACAGTCAACGCCTATGACCGCAAGCTCAAAGACCGTCGCATGGTCACAGTGAGCGTCGACGCGGACCTGATGGGCATAGCCAAGTCGCTTGCCCACAAGGCGCTCAACAACAAGAGCGGCAAGAGCAAGTACCTCGGCGGGCTCGTTGAGATCACCCTCGTCAAGGAGGCGAAGTGAGACAGAGCGTCAGCCGCCTTCGAGGCGCGATCAGCCGGGCGACCGGGCGCAGCTACCGCATCGACGTCGATAAGCTCGACGAAGTGAGCGTGGCCGAGTTCGAGCGCCTGTTGCGCGATATGGAATACGACAGCATGGCGCGAGCGCGCCGTGCGCAGACAATGCCGTGGAGGAGACCGTGAGCTGCGGCAAGTGCGACGAGCTGGTCGTCCTGCCAGCTCGCCTTAACGCGAGGAGACCGCGATGACCCGGACTGGATCGATGCGCGTGACGAAGAAGACTTGGTACGCGCAGGGCGGGTTCGCCAATTCGAAGTGCTGGCGTCGTCAGGGCCGAAACGGCGGATGGTGCTACTACATCGTCGTTGACCGATGGGTGGACTGAAGATGACCCCGTTGAGAGCTTTCAGGCTAGCGACCTTCGCCATGCTCGGCCTCGCACTGGCCGCCTCCTATCGGGCCGATCAGATAGCGACTGAGCGAGGGGTCATGGACGGCTTCGTGCCCATGTTCCCATTTGCGGTCGGCGCAGCGTGCGTGATCGCGCTCTTCAATCTGCTCTTCGTCTGGGGGAAAAAATGACCACCATTCGAAATGTGCCTGTCCATCGGGACGGCAAGACATATCGCGTCGCGTTCGAGACGAGGCTCTCCCCTCCAAAGCCTCTCGGAGTTTTTCTCAATAACCGTCGCGCTGGAGAGCGACCAATCAATCCAATCGGCCCAACGGGCAGGTTCGTGATTGCAGCGGCTCGCTCGGCCCTAAAGGCATGATATTGTCCACCCCGAATCATCATGCCCGACGGATCAGCACTTGCCGCCATTCTCGCCGCCCCGCGTCAGTGGCGGCTTCTTCGCGTTGCTCCGAACTGCGAGGCCAAGGTAGCCGCCCGGTGCGAGGCGCTCGGTATCGAGGCCTTCTACCCGAAGGGCTCAAGGATGGCCTTGGGAGGCCGCAGGCTGCGCACGAACACGGTGCTCATGGTCACCCGCCCGGTGATGGCCGGATACGTCTTCGTGAGCCTCGTGAACGGCAAGGAGCATTTCTCGATCTTCCAGCCGGACCGGAACTACCGGGACAGGCCCGCGCCAATGCTCGACGTCGTCGTCGGCTCGCCGGTCTACGGGCCGCATGTCGTCAAGACGCCGCCTGTGGACGGATCGCTCGGCTTCGTGTCTGGTCCGCTGGGTCCGAAAATCGTAGACCGGATCATAGTCCTCGACCTCCAGTTGCGCGAGCAGGCCGGAGAGTTCGACGAGATCGTGCTGGCACCCGGTGGGCGCTTCTATGTGCCACGCTGGATCAAGCGCGGTGCAGTTTGCGACGTCGTCGTGGGACCGTTCTCCGAGCAGCGATGCGAGATCAGAAAGATCAGAAACTCAAACGCCGTGGACGTCTCGATGCAGGGACGCTGGCGCGGGCGAGTGACGCTCCCCATCGACTACCTCAGGAGGATTGAATGAGGTTCTTTCTAGACAAGCCTCCAAAGCCCACGACGCCGGTCAAGCGTCCTGTGCCGGAAGAAGAAGTCCGGCATGTACGCAGGTCGCCAAAGCCACGCCCGCTTGACGGAGCGCTGAGGCGTCAGATGCTCATCGAGGTAGCGCGCGGTCCGAGAGCGAACGCCGGGGCAGGATGGAACGCATGGGCAAACCACGGGCCAGACGCATACGAGCCGCAAGAGGAAAGCTGAGATGGAGCCGACACCCCCAACGCCGGAAGAGCAGGCGCAGTTCGAGCGCTACCTGATCGCCGCGCACGCGGTCCAGAGCGGCGTCGCCGCGCTCATGAAGCTTGATCCCAAGCTGGTCGAAGAAAAGCATATGCGGACCGGTATCGACATGCAGAAGGCAGAGATGGCTGGCTTTGCCGATCTGTTGATCAACAAGGGCGTCTTCACCCGGCTCGAATACATGACCGCCATGGCCAATGCCGCAGAAGACGAGAAGGCCCGCTACGAGGCGGCGGTCTCGGAGAAGTGGGGTAAGCCGGTGACGCTGGCATGAGCCTTGAGGATCAATTCGCAGCGATCCAGAAAGAGGAGGCGGAGCGCTGGGGATCGCTGGAGAACCTTCGTCTTAGAAGGTTGCTAGAAGGGGCCCTGTGCGCCTGCTGCGGCGAGCCAATAGCTGACGCCAACGACGCCTTCGACGCTGAAGAAGGGACGGTCCATAAAGCCTGCCTCGCCAGCGATGGAGCTTGACGAAATCCAGAAAAACGCTCTAAGCGGGTAGTGCGTCACCCGAAGTGATTCGGGTCCGGGTCCGTGGCGCACGGCGGGGAGCGGCGAGCGATTACGCCCGATGCCTCTGTAACAGCCTCCACGATGTCAACGTGGGGGCTTTTGTATGCGCTCATGTTTGATTGCTAAAGTAGCAATGGAATAGCAATGGCGGGTAAGGGTTCAGCACCCGGAGAGAGACGCGGCGGACGCCAGAAGGGCACGCCGAACCTCTCGACGCGAGAGATGAAGGCGAAGGCCCAAGGCTACGCCGAAGCGACCCTCGAAGCGCTGTTCGCAATGGTCAACAAGGTGGATGAGCCTATCCCCGGTCGGGTGATGGCGGCGCGAGAGCTTCTTGATCGAGGGTTCGGCAAAGCTGCCCAGCCTCTGAAGGTCAGCCACGAGAGCGAGCGCTATGACTGGACGAAGATACCGATTGAGAAGGCGAGGCTAGTCGCCGACGCTCTTCGTCTCGCCCAGCGTGATGGTCTGGTGATCGAGCATGAGTAGCGTCAGCTAATGGCCCTCGCCGCTCCGGTCATGTCTGACGAGGCGGTTTACGACCTGCTCCGCCGCCACGCCCCCGCGTCCGTGGTTGGCTACCTAACCTCCACCGCTCGTGAGCAGGAGGAAGAGGGCAACGCAAGGCTCGCGGAACAGTTTCGTCGTCAATGTGCGACGATGATCGGTTTCACAGAGTATCGCTATGCGCGATACGTCACAGCGCCGCATCACAAGCTCGTCTCTGAACAGCTTGAGCGCGTCGAGCGTCGAGAGATCGACCGGCTCATCATCGAGATGCCTCCCCGACATGGGAAGTCGGAGCTGGCCTCGAAGAGCTACCCGTCATGGTGCTTGGGCCGCAACCCGACGAAACAGATCATCTCCGCCTCGGCCGCGAACGATCTGGCGCAGGACTGGGGCAAGTGGGTCCGCAACATTGTCGCCAGTGACGAGTTCAGATTGGTCTACCCCGGCGTCGAGCTTGCCGAGGACAGCCGGGCCGCAGGAAAGTGGCAGACAAAGCAGGGCGGCATCTATGTCGCCGCGTCGGTTGGCACCGCGATCTTGGGCCGTGGCGCAGACGAGTATCTAATCGACGACGCGTTCGGGAGCATGCAGGACGCCCGCAGCGAGACGATCCGAAACTCGGTGTGGGAGTGGTACAACGGCACCGTCTACAATCGGCTCCAGCCGGGCGGAGCAATCATCATCATCGGCCACCGCATGCACGAGGACGATCTCGCCGGGCGGCTCATTGAGCGCATGAAGGCTGGAGACGGCGCGGATCAGTGGACGATCATCCGGCTCCCCGCCGTCGCGGAAGCGCCGACGAAGGAATATCCCGAGCCCGACCCTCTGGGCCGCAAGCCCGGCGAGGCGCTCTGGCCAGCCTCCTATCCGATCAAGGCGCTCGAACGCATCCGAGCGAACACGCAGCCGCCGCGCAACTGGTTCGCGCTCTATCAGCAGCGGCCGACGCCTGACGAGGGCGCGATGTTCATGCCGGACAAGATCACGATCCGGAAGAACTCGAACACGTCCGACGTGGTGGTCTGGGTCCGAGCGTGGGACTTGGCGGCGAGCGTGGATGGGGACTGGACGGTCGGCGTGCAGATGGGGCGCACCAGTAGCGGGAAGATCGTCATCGGGCACGTGCGACGCCTCAGGGGCCGCCCAGAGGCGGTTTCAGAGGCCATTGCAGCTCAGGCCCGGCTTGACACGATCAGGGTCAAGATTGCGCTTCCGATTGACCCCGGTCAGGCCGGGCTCGCGCAGAAGTCCGCCTTCGTCAAACTGCTCAACGGCTTCCGGGTCGACTTCAGCCCGGAGAGCGGCGACAAGGAGACGAGGGCCGAACCGTTCGCGGTGCAGGTCAACAACGATAACGTCGAGATGATGGAAGGCGACTGGAACGCCGCCTACGTCGAAGAGCTTCGCAGCTTTCCCGACGGGAAGTACAAGGATCAGGTCGACGCATCGAGCCGGGCACACATGGTGCTCATGGCGTCGGGCATGCCGATCAGGATCAACCCGGCGCTGCTGGAGCGCTGAAACCCTCTTGCGGACCGTTTTCAGTTGTGCTTCCGATGATCGCGGAAAGGGCGAATCATCATCATGCTGGAGACGTGGCAGTTTTGGGCAGCCGTGGCCGTGGTCGTCGTGATCGTCGTCTACGTCGTTGCGGCTATACGAGCCCCGGATGACCCGGACGAGCCGAACCCGCATTACGACGACGAGTGGGACCGGTCATGACCGTATATCCACTGAAGGGCCAGAAGATCGTCTGCATCGACGATGATTGGGGCGAATTTAGCCTTCTGTACCCCGGGTGTCAGACGCCTAAGGTCGGGGACAGGTTCATCATCGAGGGTGTGACGAAGGGCATCCCGAGAAAGGCCCTCAAGAAGGTGGCCCACATCATGCTCGTCGGGGTACGCATCCCCGATTGCAAAAATCTGTGGTGGGCCAGCGACCAGTTCCGCCCTCTCGACCAGATCGACGAGTTGCAGGACCAGCTCGCGTCGATCCCGAAGACTAAGAACACCGAGAAGGCCCGCGTGCTAGAGTTCGCTCGGAGATGACCGACTGGCGTCACCGCCTCATCATCGAGGAAAGCACGCTCAACGAACGCATCGAGGCGCTTGAGGCCTTTCGCGGGACGAACGTCTACCGCGATCTGCCGGGCACCGACCAAGACCTGCTCACGATGCAGCTTCTGGCCATGCGCTCGTACATCTATGCGCTGCGGGCTCGCATGAAGAGGACGCCGCCGCTGTGAAGGGCCTATGGCGAGACAATGTTCGAAAGTGCGCCGCCCAACGTAAGCTTCCACCCGAGTTCCAGAGAGAGAGACGATGAAGGCCAGTCAGCTTCTTGCCGCTGCGTCCCTCCTCCTCGCCATTGGCGCGGAGACGCCAGCCTTCTCATATCCAGCAGGCTACGGCCCTCCAGCTTTGCCGTCAGCCTCGTTGCCGATCAGGCCGGAGTGCCTTCAGCCGCCGACGAGCTTCACCAACGTCTGGCACTTCGACGCGGTGAACGGCAAGCCGCCGAACTACCTTCAGGTCGCGGGCGCTTACGGCCCGATCATCATGTCGCCGACGACTGTCCCTACCGGGCAGACCATGAAGGCCTATATCGCCACATGGAACGGCTCAGCTTGGACGCAGGTGCTGACCACGTTCACCGCTGGTCAGGTCATCCCGGTCAGCGGCAACGGCTCTCTGGCCGCGCCTTGGAACGACGTGTCGGCCGTCATGTGGGCGAGCGCGAACGCCAAGGCTGGATACAGGTGGCCGCTGCTCGCGACCGTCCCGAGCTACCAGTACGTGGTCGGCAAGGGCTATGTCTATGCCAACGGCGGCGTGAACGGCGGCGTCCAGCAGTCGGGCCCGATCCTGCCCGGGGACGAGATTTTACTCGCGACCGGGAACTATGGCGCGGTCAGCTTCAATCTTCCGACCATCGAGGTCGTCAACAGCGGCTTCGTGACGATGGCCGCCGAGCCGGGGCAATCGCCCGTGATCGCGTCGCTTGTCCTCGCCGACACCAACAAGTGGCATTTCGACGGGATCAAGTTTCAGTCGATGGCGGGCGTCCTTGCCAGCGTGAACGACGGCGGCGGCGCGGCTGACCAGTTCGGCAACCCGCTGGTCACCAGCGACATCATCTTCACTGCAACTGACTTCTCCAACGTCGACGACTTGGTCGCGAACGGGTGGACGCAGGTCCAGTGGCGCAGCGCAACGAGCGGCTTCCAGTCGCAGGGGAGCAACGACGGCGCGAATACGAGATGCGTCTCGGTCCTCGCCAGCCATGCCCACAATCTGCATGAGGGCATCACGATCAATTCGAACTACTCGGTCGCGTCCTATGACGAGATCAACCGGTTCACTGACAACGCCCTGAGCCACGATGGCTCGTATCAGATTTTCGACGTCAACTTCACGCATGACCCGGTCGACGTTGGGCTCGCGTACCACGTTGACGGCTCGCAGCAGGAGGGCTTCGCGCTTCTCCCCGGGCAGACGTGGATCACCTACACCGACATCGAGAAGAACAACGGCCTCTTCATCGATCATTACGATCCGACGAGCCCGTTCGCCACGATCTGCATGACGGGGATGGATGACTACTCCGGCGTCGGCTACGTCATCGTCAAAAATCTGCGCATCCAAAACAATGTTCATATCTCGTGCGGGACTGGTGAACTCTACGAGCTGAACATCCAAGACTCGATCATCTCGAACAACACGGTTGTCCCAACGAACCCGGCGCAGAACCCCCTCCCGGGTATCTCGCTGACGCTGACGAACAATTCAAACAGCCGGGTTTGCAACAACATCGCGCCGAACATCGTCGTCGCCAACAATCAGCCCGGCGTCACGTTCGACAACAACGTCGCCGTTCAGTATGCGGCCTATATCCAGAACGCCGACGGCTCATGGCCCGCGAGCGCGAGCTTCCTTCAGGCCTATGGCTGGTGGGACACGACCGGCCACTACAGCGCGACGCAGACGGCCGCCGCCAACAACCAGACGATGTCGATTGCGTCGTTCATGGCGCTCTTCAATCAGGCTCCGACCGGCGTCCCTCCGACCTATGACGTCTCGCTCAAGCCGGGCGCAACGACCAACGGGTCGGCGAGCTGCGGTCCGCAGACGAACACGGCCGGGCAGCTTCGCGCCTACTGGGTGAACTACACTGCGGCCGAGACGGCGGCGATGGCGCAGGACGCGATCTCGGCTGGAGACCTTACTGCGGCCAATGTGGCGACGCAGACGGCGAACGCGTCGGCCTCGACGGCGGCGACGGACGATCAGGCCACGGCTGCGGCCAAGGCGATCTCGGACGCTGCCGACGCTCAGGCGGCGACGGACGCTCAGACGGCGGCTCAGGCAGTCACCACGTCGAACGCGGCTCAGGCTCAGGCCGCCACGCTTGACAACGCGGCGGCTGCGGCCGGTGCCGCGCCTATGGCCCCCGGCGCATACTGACCATCTGATCGATGGCAGCGCGTAAGCGGCCGACCTCATCCCCCCGGGTGAGGCCCGGCATCCATATCTCGGCGGCCCTCCAGTCCCGTATCCTGCGGGCCAAGGACGGTCCGAGCTACGACCCGTTCAAGCCCTACGTTCACGATCAGGCGCTGCACCCGCCCGGCGTAACGATGGCGATGGACGACGCCTACAACTCCTTCAGCCCGACGGCTGGGTGGTCGGTCCGCAGCCTCGGCAGCGCTATCGCCGAGGGGCAGGTCTTCCTCGGCTACCCGACCTTGGCCGCGTTGCTTCAACGCGTCGAGTACATGAACGCGGTCATGTCCTACGCCGACGACATGACGCGGAAGTGGATCGAGTTCAAGGCGAGCGCCGGGACCGACAAGCAAGAGCGCATCGACGCGATTACAGACAAGTGGGACGCGCTTCAGGTGCAGGCGCGGATGAAGGATCATATCGCGCAGGCTCTCGGCTTCGGACGGGCGCACGTCTATCTCGACACGGGCGACACCGATAATCCGGACGAGCTGAAGAAGGACATTGGCGACGGCGCTCGGTCTGCCGCCACGGCGTTCAAACTCCCGGGCAAGAAGGTGCTCGGGCTCAGGACGATTGAGCCGGTCTGGGTCAGCCCGCACGACTACGAGACCTCGAACCCGCTCAAGCCGAACTGGTACAAGCCCAACGCTTGGCACGTCATGGCGCGCGAGGTTCATGCGAGCCGTCTTCTGACGACCATCCCGTTCCCGGTCTCCGACTTGCTCAAGCCCGCCTACTCGTTCGGCGGCATCCCGCTCATCCAGATGGGCAAGCCATACGTCGACAACTGGCTGAACGTCAGACAGTCGACGACCGACATCGCCGAGGCCTACTCGATCTTCGTGCTTGCGACGAAGTTGCAGGACACGATGGCTGGCGGCAACGGAGACCAAGAAGTCCTCAACCGCGTGGCGCTCTTCAATCGATACCGCTCTAACAAGGGCACGATGGTCATCGACAAGGAGACCGAGGACTTCAAGAACATCTCGGCCAATGTGTCCGGCATCGAGGCGATCCAAGCCGCGTCGCAGGAGCATATGAGCGCCGCATGGCGCATCCCGCTGGTCAAGCTCACCGGCATCTCGCCGTCCGGGCTCAATGCATCGAGCGAGGGCGAGATCAGGGTCTATTACGACCTGATCCGGAGCATGCAGGAAGGCCTCATCCGCCCCCTGCTCCAGATCGTCCTCGACTTCACGAGCATCGAGCTGTTCGGCGACGTCGATCCGGATATCACGTTCGACTTCGTCAAGCTCTTCGAGGTCACCGAGGTTGAGGCGGCCCAGATCAGGTCGGCCGATGCGCAGACCGGCACGGCGCTCATCCAGTCCGGCGTGATCTCGACCGAGGAAGAGCGGGCCCGCGTCTCCAACGACCCGGACAGCCCGTACATCGACCTCAAGGACACGCCGATCCCAGTCATGCCGGGCCCAGCCCCGGGTGAAGAGGGCTACGTCGGCGATCCGGATAACTGGCAGACCGCCCTCGAAGGGATCAACAAGCTCGGCGGCCTCCTGCCAGCGCCGGAGCCCGAGCAGCGCGCCTCACCCGGCGCATGGGAAGGGGTGCTCAAGGGCGTTCTCGCCAACGGTGGGCTTGAGAACCCGGACAACGACGGCATCGTGGCCTCCCCCGAGGCATGGAAGGCCGTGGGGGCGGGTTTGTCCGCTTCCGGGGGTCTCAGCACCCCAGACGGCTCCGAGGCCGTCCAGCAGCCTCTTGAGCCCGCCATAAGGCAGGTGTTCGGCAAGGACGCGCTCGAAGACGAGCCGCGCAAGGGTGCCGGGCAGGCTGGCGGTGGCGAATGGACGGCTCAGAGCGGCGGCGGCGCTCAGAAGTCCGCGCCCGGGAAAAATGGCATTATTGCCGGTAATAATCCGGCCAAGCGTCCCCACGTCGCGCACTATGATCCGAAGGCGACGCAGGTCGACGCACAGGGCGTGGTTCACACCACGTCGGTCGTCGACGCCGCCCGGGCGCTCTATGACGGCAAGAAGGTCGACCTCAATCAGCCGAGAGAGGTCGCAACACTCGTCGACCATCTGGGCCAAGTCGCGAAGCATATGATCGCGATGGGCGATGCTGCGCCGAACTTCAACCTGTGCAACGTCAGCGTCGACAACACGAACATCTTCTGTGCGGTGAGCGAGGGCATCCCTCGCATCGACATGCCGCAGCTCCCGCCGAACCTGCACCCGTTCTTGTCGTTCCTCGGCGAGAAGGGTCTCGGCTTCCAGCCCGCGATGGAAAAGGCTGGCTACCTCAGGGCGACGCAGAACGAGCTGATCGGCGCTAAGGTCGCGGCTATCGCCAAGGCGTTGCAGAACATCGATCCGCGCAAGCTCGACCCGCTCGTGGTCAGCAAGGACAACTATATCGTCGACGGTCACCATCGCTGGTCGGCGGAAGTGGCGATCTCGGCTGAGCAAGGCAACTTCGACCGGCCGCTCGAAATCTATCGCGTCAACAGCGACATCTTGCCGCTGCTCAAGCTCGCCAACGACTTCACGGGCGGCAAGGGACATGTCGCCGGATCGCTCAAGCCGGGCGAGGCTGCGCTGAACCTGAAGACCGAGAACCATTTCCTTGATGGGGAGACCCACGCGCACGACGGCCGCCCTTTTGGCCTTGACGAGGCTCGACCGAATCAGGCCATGGATGACTTCAGCCCGTCAGAACCGCGCAAGGGCGTGGGACAGGCTGGTGCAGGGGAGTGGACGGCGGAGGGTGGGGCTGCGGCTCCTTTTGGCAAAGGCAAGCAATCCGAGCCTTCCGCCGCTTCTCTAAGCGACAAGATCGTCTCAACCCGGAACGTGACAGCCAAGTCCACCAAGGGCGAGGCCGAGGGCAAGTACCTCCGCATCGACACCGATGCGATGAAGGCTGACCCTGAGCTGTTCAAGCACAACGTCGGCCTCTTCAAGCGCGGCGACCTCTACCCCGGTATGAAGCCCGACGAACTGAAGGGCTCCGAGCAAGAGGTCGCCAAGGCCGTCATCGAGCGCATGCGCGACAACCTCGACTTCCTCGTCGGGATGGTGCCGAAGGACAAGATCAAGGCGTGGGCGCACTGGTATGAGGGGGCGCACAAATTCGCAGAGGACTTCGGCAAGAAGTATGGCGTCGACACGGCGAGCGCGGCAGGCGTGATCGCGGCCCTCTCGCCGCAGAGGCCGTGGGACGAGAACGTCTACTTCGCGGATCGCGTGATGGACATCATGAAGAACCATCCCCACGACAAGTGGGACGACGCGATGAAGTCGACCGGCGAGAGGATTTGGACGAGCGCCAAGAACGCGCCGATCCTGAAGGCCATCGAAGGCAAGCGCCTCGACGAACTTGACGACCCAGTCGCTCAGGCGGCGTGGATCAGGACGTGGAACGAGGCGCACGAAGACCGCAAGTTCGAGATCGCGAAGCCGGACGGCACGTTCGGCGGCAAGATGAAGACGGCGGCCGGAGGCTATGACACCGCGTCATGGGGATCGCTTGCGCAGACCGTGAACGCGATCCACGCTTTCCAGAGCGGCGGCGACCCGAAGAAGCTCTCCGCAATCTTGGGTGAGAGACACAAGGTTCGCAGCTTCTACAACAACATCATCGCCCCTGATGATCCTAACGGCGACGTGACGGTCGATACGCATGCTGTTGGAGCGGCGTGGTTGCAGCCGACCTCGGGGACTTCCGCTTCGGTCTGGCACAACCTAGCTAACAATCCGGGCGCAGAGGGCAAGGACCCGTTCCGGCCGAAGAACTGGGTAGCAGCCAAGGGCTCGGCGAAGCTCGGCGTGAGAGGCACGTATCCGCTCTATGCCGACGCCTATCGAGAGGCGGCGAAGGATTTGGGGCTCAAGCCCCGCGAGGTTCAGTCGGTCGCGTGGGAGATGAAGCAGCGCCTGTTCAGCGACAAGCTGACCGGCGAGAGGGTTCAGAAGGCCGTCAACGAGGTCTGGGAAGACTACCGTGACGGCAAGCTCTCGCTGAAGGATGCGCGAGAGAAGGTAGTCTCGGTCGCGACGGCTATGCGCCCCGACCACAAGATCGACTTCAACTGAACCTCGGGAGTTTTCGTGCGACATGACCACAGAGGATGCGAAGGCGGGTCTTAATCTGGTGATGGCCTACGCCGGTAGGTGGGCGCTGGGCGTCATTGCCTCGGCGCTTGTCTCAATAGGGCTTTACGCCGTCCACCAGAACAACGACATCACGGGCCTCCTGTCGTCGCACACGCAAAACTTCGTGAGCATGCAGCGCGAGATCGACGAGATTAAGGGCGACATCGCCAACCACAACAAGCAGATCGACGATACGCAGAGGCAGATCAAGTCGGACCTGAGCGAGGCGCAGAAAGAGTCGCAGACGCAACTGGAGCGTCGGCAGGACGAGATCATGAGCGCGGTGCATGACGTAACGCGCGCCGTAATCGCCGCGCACTCCGACCTGATGTCTCTTCGGGCTGGTCTTTTGAACGCGAAGCCGGGTATTGTCATCCCGTTCGAAGATTCGAGCCGGGCCGAGAAATGAGATCGCAACTGATCATCGTGTTCACGGTCGCCTCTCTGGGCCAATCGGCCTCAGCGCACGCTGGCGACTGGACCGCGCAGGTCGTCGAGCGAACGCAAGGCGGGCCAGCGGCGGTCTGTAACGGTGAGCAGAGGATCGTCGTCACGAAGAAGCGTGACGGCACCTTCGTCATCGACGGGCCGACCTGCCTTGTTCCAAGAGCGCCTGCAAATAGCTGGGCTCCTCCGCCTCCGAGGCCGCCGAGCAAGACGGTCCCTCGAAGGGTCTACCACGAGCGCTATGAGCGGCCTCACCACAAGGGTCGCGCAGGGCTGTTCGACTTCCTGTTCGGTAAGCACCAATGAACACGCCCGGCTCCATCGCCGTCCTCAAGTTCATGACGGAGAACGACATCCCGCTCACCCGGGAGAACTTCGTCAACACGAACTGGGGCGGCAACCCGCCTCGCCCGTGGGACGCCGAGGCCGAAGAAGAGATACCACTGGAGCTGGCCGAGTTCGGCGAGCCGGAAGAGAACCGCGAGCTTCTGGAAGACCGTGGCGACCTCGCTGGCGACGACTGGGCCGTGATGGCATCCGGCAAGATCGTCGAAGTCCCCGCTGGCACCAAGGCTGGCGACACAGCCCCGGACATCTGGGCCAAGGACGCCTTCGACCCGCAGGAGCCGCGCAAGGACGACGGCGAGTGGACGTCGGGAGGCGGGGGCGGCGGAGCGAAGGCTGAGAAGGAGCCGGTCGTCGACGTGCCCGCATATGAGTGGGCGAAGCGTCAGATCGACAAGCACACGAAGAACAGCAAGCTGCGCGCCAAGCAGCACGAGTGGATGGCGCGGCACAAGCAGAACGTCGACGCCTTCTTCAAGAAGAGCGACATCAAGGTCGCGCTCGACAAGGTCGCCAAGGATGCGACATCGACCACGTCGTTCACCGTCGGCGCGGCGCTCAATAAGGGCGCGGACGTCGTCTCTGATGCGCTTCAGGACGCCTTGATCGCGGTGGCGGTCGGAGCTGGCGTCGCAGCCTTCGGCGTCGGAGGTTGGCAGGTCGCAGGATCGGCGGCGCTCGCTTACGCGGTCGAAGAGCTTGGCGACTGGCTCGGGCTCACGCCGGAGAACGCGGTCAAGCTCATCAAGGCCGGAGTGCAGGAGATCGGGAAGGCGCTGAAGAAGCGCCCCCAGAAGGACGAGAACGACGACGGGATGTTCAGCCTTCTGTCGGCTCTCCCGTGGGATCACCCGGTCGACCCGAAGACGAACCCGTTCATCGAAGGCGAAGAGTTCGTGTCTCCGAACGTCAAGACTGGTCTCGATCTTCAGGACGCGATCAAGGAGACGACGTCGCCGCGCCACAAGACGATGATCAAGGCGGCGCGCGACATCAACAAGCTCATCGGCTTCGAGAGCGAAGAACACTCAGCGATTGGCGCTTGGCTCGACGGCGCAGAGAACAGCGTGATGTCTGTCACGCACGGCGCGACCATGGCTCAGCTCAGGACGGCGGCGGCGATGGAGGGGGCGCTTGCAAACCAGCGCTCGGTGATGATCGTCAACGAGAACGTCGGCGGCAAGGGGCTGCTCTATCACTTCGACGTCAAGGGCGACGTTCAGTCGATCCACGACGGCTTGCTGGCGAGCGGCGTCGAGTTCCACACCATCGTTCCTTCCGCCGACGGCAAGTTCACGGTATATGTCGCCTCGGCTGATTCGTCACAACGAGAGTTCAAGGCGGTTCAGAAGGCGGCGGAGCGCTTCAATGCCAAAGTCGAGTACCACAGGGTCGACGCCGAACTCGTCGGATCGGACAAAGAAGACGGCACCGACGCCGAGCAGCGAGAAGACGCCCAGTCCCGTTACGGATCAATCATTGAAGGCGGCGGGGTTCAAGGAGCCAAAGCCATCTGGGGCCGGGTTTATTCTCGGTACAAGGCCGCCTTCGAAGACAGAGCCGTAAAGAAGCCTCGTGAAGAGAGGCCGCCGTGGCGGACGCAACAGGCTGAGGGGGCGAGAGCGTGACGCTCGAAGAAGAGCTTTTCAAAAGAGCGCAGCTTGAGGCTGAGGCGGATCGCATCCTCAGCATCGGCATCGCGCATAATCGAAAGGTGCAGCGAAACGCCAAGCGCCTTAAGCACTGGACTGGGGGCCGCCTCACCACGGCCGAGATCAATCAGATGACGGCTGAGATGAGGGCGAGGGCTGGTGACGGCAAGGTTCTCGGGTAAGTGGTGCGGGCAGCCTTACGGCAAGCCCAGCGTGCTGCTCACCCTTCCAAACCTCATGGGTCTCGACGCCAAGGCGTCAGGGAAGCCCGCTGGCGGCCGTCGGCCGTCCGTCGCGGTAGGCAGGCCCCTGCATCCGAACCTCGGTCTGGCGGCCTCCTATGGGGCGCGGCTGACCTCTCTGATCGACGAGATGCACCGGAGCGTTATCTATTGGCTCAAGGCCGAGTATCGAGCTAACCCACCAGCGACCATGGCGTTCGACGATCTCGCATCGAAGACACTGGCCGAGACGATGAAGGGTTTGGCGAAGCGGTGGCTAGGACGCTTCGATGAAATGGCGGAGAGGCTGGCCCGTTATTTCGCCCAGTCCGTATCCAAGCGGACCGACGACGCGCTCAGGAAGATTTTGAGCGACGGCGGCATGGCGCTCAGGGACTGGAAGACGACCGCCGCCCAGAAGGATGCGCTCGCGGCCATCGTCCACGAGAACGTGTCGCTGATCAAATCGATCCCGCGCGAGTATCTCGGCAAGGTCGAGCGCGACGTGATGCGGTCGGTCGCGGCCGGTCGAGACCTGAAGCAGCTCGAAGACGATCTTCAGGCACACTTCGGGGTGACCCGAGACAGGGCTAGGCTGATCGCGGTCGACCAGAACAACAAGGCGACGGCGATGCTGCGCCGCGTCCGCGCCGTCGAGGCGGGCACGTTCACATGGGAGTGGATGCACTCCAGCGCAGGCAAGACGCCGCGCCCGACGCATCTCGCGGCCGGACGTCGTGGCCAGCGGTTCGACATCCGAGAGGGATGGTTCGATCCGCATGAGGGCCGCAAGGTTCAGCCGGGCGAATTGATCCGGTGCCGATGTACTTGCCGACCGGTTTTCCCCGGCCTACCGTCCTGAAAGGTGATTCGGCGTTGCCGACACCACGTTGGAAGGAGAGAGCCAATGCCGCGTGGAAAAGCGAAGATGCCGATGAGGCTGAGACATCCGCCGACCCAGAACTATCACCGGGATGAGCCAGCGCCGCCGACGCACCGGCCTCCACCCAGCGCCGGGGCCGAAGGCAAGAGCACTGGACTTCACTCGGTCCAGTACGACTTCGATATTCGCGTAAGCGAACTGGTTCGCTTCAACGAGCGTCTTGAGCGCCTTCGCAACGAGTTGCTGGGGGTGGCGGACATGAGCGGCGAAGGACAGGAGCAGAAGCCCGAGCCGATGGGCATCCTCCCAAGGTCGCAAGCGTCGTGTGCTGCAATCGGGGGTCAGATCGTTCACGCGAACGACGTCCTTGATGACATTATGACCGCGTGCGGCGTCGTGGAGAATTATTGAAGGGTTTCGACATGAAACTGGCGCTCGCGGTCTTCTTCATCTTCACGCTCGCAGGCTGCGCGGCCGGTCCGGGCTCGACGCAGAACTGCTTTCTGTCTCCGGGGCAGCAGGGCTGCTTCACGCCGTGACGACGCCAGACTTCGATGAGCGCCAGTTCCTGCTCAACATCTACTCCGGGCCGCGCGTCAGTCTGGAGTGGGTCAATGACTTCGAGTCGGCGCGGGCCCGCGCCGACGCTCTTCTTCGTGCTGGCGGGGTTGATCGCGTTGTCGTTCATGGGCCGGACGTCGCTGGCCCGTTCGAGGCCCGGACCCCCTACCATGGCTGAGACTGAGCAGCCGCTGATCGGCACCTTCTGCGAGACGTACAGGATCAAGAACGCGACGAGCGAGATCGGCGGCTTCTGGCGTATCGGCATGTTCTTCTGCGATGCGCAGGACGCCGCGACGGCCGAGAAGGTGGCGAAGTACAAGGCGATGCAGAAGCACGGCCTCATGCCCTATTTTCTGTCGACGGCGAGGGTGATCCCGTTCGGGTTGCCTGACCCCGGCCAAGCGCTGCGCAAGAAGGTCGAGAAGAAAACCAAATGAGCCGGAAGCTGGCGGTCCTGTTCGACCTCTTGGAAACCGTGGTCATCGACAAACAGGTTGAGGCGAAGATCGTCGAGATCACGGCCCTCCCAGCTCAGAACGGTGAGGTCCGCATCCTCTACCACGTCGAATGGTTCAACAACGGCGCGCTCCTTTCAGCGAACATCGACGAGGACAGGCTGACCGCGAAATGAGCTTCGGCTGGCGCAAGGCTTTACGCGAAATGTTCGGTCTCAAGTCGCCGGATGATGCCCGGTCCGAGCAGTCCCAGCCGAAGCTCTTCGCCGATGGGACATGGGCTCCAAGGGTCTTCACGAGGGTGTGGAGGTCGTCGAACGGGAACACGACGCTTATTCTCAACTTCGACGAAGACCCGAACCGAGATGGGTGGAACTGGGGCCGACCGTGGACGAGGCTGACCGAGATCGCGCCCGGCATGTTTCGAGGCGATGATCGATGATTCGTCCTGCCTGCTACATCTGCCTGCAAGAGCTTCCAGAGAGCTTCACCTTCACGAAGGGCGAGCCGCCGCCGCGTGACGCTTGGTACTGGACGAACGTAACGCCAGACGCCTCACCGCCTCCGTTTGGTAGTGGGCCCGTGATGCGACCGGTGCATGACCGGTGCAAGCCGCTGCCTACGCTAGTCGCCAGTGCGAGAACGGTGGCGGGGGATCGCGGGGCTCAGGGGCTGGCGGAGTAGCACCAATGGCCTTGCGCGCGATTGCCGTGATTTCCATGATCGCCGCTATGTCCGCCTGAACCAAGCGCGGACTGAGAAGGAGTTGCAATTCGATTGATGCGATGCGCTGCTCTACCGCTTGGTTGTTTGTCATCGGGCTCTCTCTTTCGCTCAATGGCCAAAGATAATCGGACTACGTCCGAGCCGGATAGTTGTCACCCCTCGGAAACTACTCAAACGTCGCCACGGAGCTTGTGATGTCTCTCAGCCCGCTCGTCGCGCTCTTGGTGTTGCTGGCCGCGTCTTCAGCTCACGCCGAGAGCTACTGCGGGAAGCCTGAGAACGATGCGGTTCTCAAGCTCATCCCAGACGCCAAGATCGAGACGCTCACGAAGAGCCAGTTCTACTACGCGCTCGGCATCTGGAACGGACAACCTCCGATTGGGCGTGGACCGGACGACGTGGACGGCGCTGAGATCGTGACAAGCCCGGACGGCAAGAGAGCAGCGGTCTTGTTCACGCTGGGGCCGCTGTTGTGTGGAGGGATTGCTCCGGCTCCGCCTCAGGTCATCGAGATGATCCGAAAGATTGATGGAGGGGAGCTGTGATCCGCTGGGCCGTCGCGTTCTTGCTTCTTGCGTCGCCTGCCGTTGCGCATACGAACTGCGACGGGTCGAGCGCGAGCAAGGTCCAAGGGTGCTGCGGTCCGGAAGACTCGCTCCATGTGAGTCCCGGCGACGTGAGCCGCGACGGCGACGTCTGGTACGTCAAGATCGATGGCGCGATGCACGCGCTGATCAACGGAGCTGGCAACCCCATCCAGCTCATGCCGCAGGACGATCAGGGCCACGGCTCCTGCTACACGGTCTGGTACCGGCGCGAGGTCACGAAGGGCAGCAGCTCTTTCGATCCCAACAATACGCACGGCGGAAGCGGTGATGTGTACCACTTCTACTGCTTCCAAGGACCATACACCTTTTAAGACCTTCTGAAGGAGAGAGCAGAAGTGGACACACGACAGTGAAGAACGACGAAGAATGGGTTTCGCTGAACCCGCCTAGGGGTGGACGAGCTCCGTCCCTGCCTCCTGACTGGATCAGGGTGTCGATGAACATCGCTGATGCAGGGAACGAGGCCTTCATCCGCTTCGGTGGAAGGTGGGCCGCGTGGGCGCTCAAGGCGAAGAGCATCGCCGTCATGCTCGGCGGCACGAAGCTCAACAAGCTCAAGCTCACGCCAGATGAGAACGGTTTCCGCGTAAGCAAGGGCAACCCGAAGAGCGTCACGGCGGTTGTCCGGCTACGCCACGTAGGCCAGTGGCCACGCGAAGAGCGTCCGCTCACCTTCGCCGAGGTCAAGGTGCTCGACGACGGTTCGCTCATCATCTTCCTCCCCGAGACGTTCGGGCAGAAGAAGATCGTCGCCGCGATGGCGGGTCGCCCGGCAATCCCGGCCGGAGCCATGGGCGGTGGAAACAGGCGGTGAGCCTAGCTGACCGCTATATCGGCGAGGACGGAGGTCCGCCTACCGGCAAGCCGAAGAAGCGGTTGCCGAAGTCCGATATTGACAACCTGATCAACAAGGTCTTTCGAGGCTTCAACATCGGGGCGTCCATCTCGGATCGATTCGAGGCGCACGACGCGATGGCGAAGCTAGCCAAGGTCTTGAGAAACGAACATGTCGCCTGAGCACACACCGGCTCGACCCTCGAAGTGCTGCCCCGCTCTATCCCGTCGCCTCATGGGCGCGGTCGGGTTTCATGCCTACCCCATGATGAACGCCTACGCCGGATGGTTCGAGCCGATCTCTGGGCGGATCAACGTCGAGTGGCTCTCGCCGGAAGAGGTTAAGGTCCGGCACGATAAGCTCGTAGCAGAGGGTCAGAAGCGGACCTTCCAGATGGTCAACGGCATCGTCGTGGAGGCCAACGTCGACGATCTCAATGCAATCTCGGAGCGCGTGTGATGGCTGACCCCGTGGTGACCCTCGTGCAGGGCGACAAGGTCTCCGACAAAGAGCGCGCCGAGTGGCACAAGCAGAACATCGCCAAGGCGGCAGAGACGCTCTTCGCCGCCATGGACCTCGCGGTCAGCGAGGACTTCGTCATCAACTTCCAGCCCACCATAAACATAGCGATCAAAAAGCACATGATCGCGGTGCTGGGCGTCGGGAGGATGTGGTGACGGCGATTGGCGGATGGGACATCGTCCACGAGTGCGATGACGGCTATCACGTCGTCTGGCTCCTGAGCAACGACAAGGGCGAAGAGCTGGCGCACGCCGAGGGCTTCCGGCGCGGGGAGAACGGCGGGTACGTCTGGTACCCCTACGCGATGGACCCGAGCGACCCCGAGCATCTGATCCGTCTCGGTCCGTCGGCGCACAGCGACATCGAACTCGTGAAGAAACAGTGCGAGGCAGTCATCGAGGGGTCCAAGAGCCCTTACGCGGACAGCGTCGCCTACGTGATCGGAGGTTGAGGCGTGGGCAGCAACGGCAAACTCGGCATGGACGCTTGGAAGAAGGCGTTCGCGAAGGACTGCTGGATGAAGGGCGCGAAGGACGACAACGAGTCCATGGCGGCCGAGCAGGACGACAGCGGCGGCATGACCGGCGACGTCCCCGGCTTCGAGACCTCGCATGTGCCAACCTTCAGCCCCGAGGACTTCGAGCGCTTGGGCGCACGGAAGGCCAAGGGCAACGACGACGCCTATCGCGGATGGACGCCCGGTGGCGGTGCGCCACAGCCGATCACGACCAGATCAACTCCGGCAGCGCCTAAGCGCCCGGAGTACCGTGGGTGGACCCCGGGTGGTGGCGCACCGATGTCGAAGGACGGCATCGTGAGCGGCATCAAGAGCGCGGCGAAGTCGGCGTTCGCGGCAGCGAGGAAGCCTTACCCGTCGTCAACTCCGGGCGACCCGTTTCACCTTCCGAGCGCGACGCCGAAGAACGGCTTCTCGATGCGGAACGGTCGCGGCGCTCATGACTCGCCGACCGACAAGACGCCCGATCAACCGTCCGGCTTCGACAAGGGCGGCATGGTGCGCGGCATGGATTACCTGAAGAAGGGCCAGAGGCGTCTCGGCAAGGCTGGCGCGATGGACGTCATCCTGAAGACGAAGCGCCCCAGTAGTGGCGTCAGCACTTCGCTCCGGCACGAAGTAGAGGACTTGCAGGACTCGGTGTGAGTCCTGAAGCGAGGAGAGAGAGATGCTGAATCACATCGAAGTCAACGACCGCCTTACCCGCCTTGAGCGCTTCGTCGCCGAGATCGGCTCGCACATCTCGTCGGACAGTATTTCGCCAGAGCTGGAGCAGTTCGTCGCGGCCGATCAGGCGAGGATCGACAAGGAGCGTGAAGAGCAGTCGGCGAATGAGCCCGGCGAGGCCCACGACGGCGGCCCGATGCCGCCCGAGGGCGACGGCACCGACCCTGACGCGCCTCGTTGACGATCAGGCACGTCTGCGCCTTCTGTTCGACGAATAACGCGATGCAGATGGGCTCGACCGCGACCAAGAACGGGCGGACCGGCGTCGTGAAGTGGTGGAACTTGCTCCACTGCATCAAGTGCCGCCGCTCGTATCGGATCGGTCGAACATGAACTGGGCGCTCGCTCACTTGCGCCATAAGATGCGCGTCAAGGGCTATGGCCTCGTTCGAGACCGGCGCAGATGGCGGAACGAGCGCAATCACTGGCGCGTGCGGCGACAGATGATGTCGCTCTTCGAGGCGGCGGGATTTTTCGAGGCCGAGAGCCAATGAGCTTCAATGTTCAAGGATGGTCGAAGTGCTTCTCGCATGATTGCTGGAAGCCGAAGACTGCCGCGAAGGACGATTGGGGCGACTATCATCGGGTCGGTGGGATGAACTTCCCGACCGCGAAGACGGCCGAGCGCATCGATCACGCTGGTCTCAATAAGGAGACGCGCACTCCCGGGAACATGCGCGAAGACGAAGGTCTCGGCCAGTCCATCAGGGACGACCGGGACATGAGCTGGTAACCGCAGCTCTCCCTTTCAGATGCGTCGACCTGTCGGGTTCGCCCGAGCGCTTGCGCTCGACGACTTCAATGCGGCTGAGCCTCGCGCCAACAATGGCCAGTGGGCAGCGGCTCCGGGCGGGGGCTTCACGCTCAGGCCAGACGCGGCCAGTGCCGCTACCCGTTACAGAAGGGCAACGGAGCGAGCGCAGTCTGCTCTGCCTGACGACGACGAATATCAGCGTCTTCTGGAGCAGGGGCGGAAGCTCGAAGGCCTGAAGGCCGCCGTCCGCGATCCCCTGACCGGGAAGATCATGACCGGGCGTGATCACAACGCGGCGTTCTACTCGCACGATAAGGATGCGCAGGCGCGCATCAAGGCGACACTGACGCCCGGACGAGACCCGGTGACGAACGTCGCGACCAATAGGTGGAACTACGAAGGGCCAAACGTCGGCTTTACTCGTGGTGGATCATTTTTCTCGCGTCAGCAGGTCGAGGACATGCTTAAGGCGCGCGATGATCAGGATTTATCCGAAGCGCTTCACGGTGCCTCCTACGAGGATGTGCGCTCGAAGCGCAGTTCAATCGCCAGCACCATCGCCCGCTTCCATAATCGTGAGGGCGGAGAACCCATGTTCGGTGGAGATCGAAGGAAAGTGTTCGCGCACGACGCAATCGATGCAGAGATGGCGTTCGATGAAGCCCAGACCACGCGATCTTATGATCCGTTCGGTCGGCTCAACCTCGACCTGACGCCGATCTCGAAGGCGACCGTCAATCCATATCAGGGGAAGGAAATCCCCGACTGGCAGAAGCTCAAGCTTGACCCCGAAAAGGTCTACATGCTGCTTCGCCATCCCGACGAACTGAAGCGCGCAGCCGCGAGCTTCAACAATGTGCCGCTGCTCTATCGTCACAAGCCGACGAGCGCCGAGAACCATCCACGCGATCTCGTTGTGGGGACGACCGGCGAGCGCGCAGTTTATCAGCACCCCTACCTCTACAACTCGATGTCCGTCTGGGACGACAACGACGGCATCGAGGGCATCGAGAACAACAAGGCTCGCGCTCTCTCGTGTGGCTACGCCTATGACCCGGACATGAGGCCGGGCGTCTACGAGGGGCAGCGTTACGACGGCGTGATGCGCAACATCAGGGGCAATCACGTCATCCTCACAAAGGAAGGCCGCGCCGGGCCGGACATCATCGTTGGCGACTCAATGGAGAACCTCAACATGGCAACTGCACCGAAGCTTTCTCCGGTGGCATTGGTCGCTCGAAGGGCGGTCAGGCAGCACCTTACGCCGCTCATGGCGGCCGACGCGGCGATTGACATCACGCCCGCCTTCGTCGGCCTCAAGCAGCTCGACGAGCGATCCCAGCAGATCGTTCACGCGCGGGTCGGCCAGCTCGTGCGCGGCAAGCTCAACGCGGCGCTGGCGATGGACGATGTGAGCGCCGGGCTCCGTGCGCTGCTCGAAGCGCTTGGCGGAGGCGGCGAGCCCGACATGGGCGGCGGCGTCGACGACGTCTCCCCTCCCGGGACCGAGGCCGAGGGCATGCCCGAGACCGACCTCGCGACCGGCGCAGAGCCGGACACGATGCAGCTCGAAACCGACGCCGCTCCCCCGGAGGATACCTCTGGCGGCAACGACCCGCCTCCGATGCAGGGCGCTGGCGGCGATCCGGCTGCGATGGAGCAGGCGGGTCCGGCACCGCAGGGCGGCGAAGGCGCGGCAGGACCGATTGAGAAGGTCCGCAGCTACCTCATGACCGTCCTGAACCCCGCCGAGATGCAGCATCTCGAACTCCTCATCTCCGAAGTCGACAGCGGCGACGGAGGGGAGCCGGACCCGACCATGCAGGCGGGAGGCTCAGAGAAGCCCGGTGGCGGCCATCCGCCGATGGCCGGTGCTGGTGGACCTCCCGGCCCCGACAAGGGCGCTGGCGGGCCTCCTATGGCCGCTGGCGGCCCTCCCAAGCCTCCCGGCGCTGGCGGACCTCCGCCGAAGCCCGGCGCGGGTGGGCCTCCCGATCCCAAGAAGCAAACCGGGGATAACCCCCCTCGAACCGCAGGAACGCCGCAGGTCGGCGGAAAGGACAGAAACATGGCAGGTGATCAGGCCTTCGTCAGCCGGGCCGACCTTCAGGCTGCGCTCGCGGCGAACGACAAGCTCCATCGTGAGCGTGCGGAAGCCCGGGCTTTCATCCGACCGTTTGTCGGGGAACTCACCGGGCTCGCGATGGACGCGGCTCCGAACGACGTCATCAAGGCCGCGCTCAAGATCAAGGGCATGTCCGACGCCGACCTGAAGCCAATTCAGGACACGGCCGCGCTCAAGCTCCTGCTCGGCGCTCAGTCGAAGGCCGAAGCGTCGCGTGAGAGAGCGCCCCGCATGGCGCTCGATTCGAAGGCGACGTCGAAGGACGAGCCCTTCAGCATCGAGGCCGTCACCGGTCTCAAGAACTTCGGAAGGATCGGACGCGCGGCCTAAGCGCGTCCATTTCGTCCGCCCCTCAAACTCAGCATAGAGGAGAGACCCGATGTCGGGCTTCCAGACCCAAGTCAATATCCAGCCCGCACTGGGTGTCGCGGGCGACTTTTGCAGCGCCAACACCCACAACACCTTCCAGTCCGGCGCAGGCGGCCTCGTCGCGGGCCCGGCTGGCGTGACCGTCGCCGCGTTCGCGTGGGTGACCTATCAGACGACGGATGACGCCTACGCTCCGGGCACGGTCAACAGCTTCGGCTTTGGACCACCGAGCGGCTTCATCCATCGCGAGATGCAGTCGCTGAACACCGTCTATCCGCCTTACGTCACCCCGGCTGGCGACAACACGATCCCGTCTGGCTTCCAGATCGGCTCGCTGTTCCGCTCCGGCGACTTCTTCATGACGAACAACGGGACCACGCAGGCGCAGCCGGGCCAGACGGCCTATGCGTTCCTCGCGACCGGCCTCGTCCGCTTCGGCTCGGCGAACACCACGACGTCGTCGACGACCTCGACCGTCTCGGCGCAGACCTTCAGCGTCACCGCGACGCTGAACAACAACATCATGACCGTCTCGAACGTCAGCTCGGGCTCGATCTACGCGGGCGCGACCATCTCGGGTTCGGGCGTGATCGGGTGCCAGATCGTCGGTCAGGTGACCCCGCTACTCGCGGGCGAGACCCTCGCTGGCGTCGGCCGCTACTACGTCAGCGCGGCCGAGCAGAACGTCGCCGTCGGCGTCACCGTCTCGGGCACCTACGGGTTGCTCACGCTCGGCGGCGCTCCAGCCACGCCGATCCCGATTGGCGCGTTCGTGAGCGGCGGCACCGTCGGCAACCCCTGCTATGTCCGGCAGCTCATCTCGGGCACGGGCGGCGCGGGCTCGACCTACTCGGTCGACAACAACACCGTCTCTTCGTCGGCCACGCTCACCTTCACGCTCGACGTGGCGACGAGCTGGGTTGCGGACTCGGCGGGAGCGCCCGGCGAAGTCGTCAAGACCCGCTGCCTGATCCCGTAAGGCGGCTGACACAACCATAAAGCCCAAGCGGCTAACCTCTGTAGGAGAACCCTCACATGACCGTTCACATGAACCCGCAAGAGGCACGCGCCGCTTGGGCTCTGCATGCGCCCGAGTTCGCTCGCCTCGGTTTTATCGCGCCGGAAATCCAGTCCTACTACCCCTCTGGGATGAAGGAAGACTGGACGCTGGCGTTCGACGCGCAGCCTTCGCTCCAGTCCGACCCGAACTCGGCGCTGCCGGTGATGCTCACGACGATGATCGACCCAGAAGTCGTTCGCTTCGTCTTCGCGCCGACCGAGTTCGCCGACATCTGCGGCGAAGTCCGGAAGGGTACGTGGCTCGACGAGACGATCCTCTTCCCGGTCGTTGAACACACCGGCGAGGTCGCGCCCTACGGCGACGACTTCAACAGCGGCGCGTCCGGGGTCAACATGAACTGGCCCCCGAGGCAGAGCTACCTGTTCCAGATCATCAAGCAGTACGGACAGCGTGCGCTTGAGCGGGCGGGGCTCGGCAAGATCGACTACGTGAGCGAGATCGACAAGGCTGCGGCCGACGTCGTGAACCGCTTCCACAACCTCGCCTACGCGTTCGGCATCCTAGGCCTCATCAACTACGGCATGTTGAACGACCCGGCGCTCCCGGCGTCGCTCACCCCGGGCGTCAAGGCGAACGGAAACGGCAACGTCTGGATTTTCAACAATCTGCCGAACGCCAGCGCCAACGAGGTCTACAACGACATCCTCGCCCTCTACCAGTCGCTCATCTCGCGCACCTACGGCCTCGTCAACAAGAAGTCGAAGCTGACGCTCGTGATGTCGCCGGGTTCCGAGATGGCGATGGACTTCGCCAACGGCTTCAACGTCCACACGAGCGACATCCTCGCGAAGGCGTTCCCGAACCTCACGATCAAGACCGCGCCGCAGTACGGCGTGCTCTCTGCGGCCAACCCGCAGGGGATCACCGGGGGCAACTTCGTGCAGCTCTTCGCCGAGGAGTTCGAGGGGACCAAGACCGTGATGGCCGCCTTCAACGAGAAGCAGCGCGCCTTCCCCATCATCAAGGAGATGTCGTCCTTCAAGCAGAAGGTCGCCTCCGGCGTGTGGGGCACCGTGATCCGACGGCCGCTCGCCGTCGCATCCATGATCGGGGTGTAACCCCGGCCATATCGCACCGGGTCGGCGAGAGAGAGCGACCCAAACTTCCAAAACTGAAAGCAGGACATCATGCCTCAAGCCGCAAGGCGGGAGCAGTCGATTGCGCACGCAGGCGCGACCGGCACCGCCACCGTAACCGTCGCCTCGAAGCACCCGCAAGACATCGAGCTGCGGGTGATGGAGAAGTACACGCAGCGCGTCACCTATCAGTCGATGACTGTCGACGAAGAGCACTGGCGCTCGAAGGGCCGACACTACGTCGTCAAGGGCAACTCGAAGCCGACGAACGGCAACTATCGAGCCCCGATTGCAGGCGGCTACGCGCTTACTCGCGGCATCCCGGCCGAGTTCTGGGATGAGTGGTGCAAGCAGAACGAGGGCAGTCCGCTGCTCAAGCCGGACGGCTTCGACGGCCAGCCTATCCTCCACGCTCTTGAGCGACCGCGCGAGGTCGCCGCATGGGCCAAGGATCACGCGTTCGTCCGCTCGAACATGGAGCCTATGTCGCCGGAGGACGATCCGCGCAACCCGAAGAACCCCTACGGCATCAAGGTCAAGCCGGACGAAGACGGCGGCAACGAGTTCTTCTTCGACGAAGAAGGCGAAGAAATCGCCGACAAGGCCGCGCGTCAGGCCTGATGGGCGTCGTCGTCCCGTCGTTCGACTATGCGGGGTGGGCTCTGGCCTACCCCGAACTCGCGCGTGCCGACGGCGTCTACCCAGACGGCACGCCGTGGTCGATGAGCGACACTGTCGCGACCATGCTGTGGAAGGACGCCGGTCTGCCGGGCGGTTACTTCCGAAACGACGGCGGCGGCCGATGCAACGACGTCGCCACGGCGGCGTCGATCCTCTTCAAGGTCACGGCGCATCTCGCGGCTCTGTGGATCAGACGGCAGCGAGACGTCGAGACCGGCTTCGTGGTCGGCAGGATCGCCTCAGGAGGCCAAGGAGGCGTGTCCGGCTCGATCCAGAACGATTATCCGCCCGGGACGCCGCAGTGGTGGCAGCAGACCTCCTACGGCTCTGACGCGTGGTCGCAGATGGCTCCATTCCGGGGCTTCGCCTACGTGCCCGGCCACAGTCGAAATATGAACCCTTGGTGGCCTTGGGCCTACTGACCGAAAGGAACATCGATCATGAGCGGCGGACAATTCCCTTTCATCCCGACCATCCTCACGTCCATGGGCGACATGCCCCTCAACTTCCAGCCGTCGTTCAGTGCGACGCAGGTCGGCTCGGCCGCGCAGGGAGCTGCGAACTCGTCCGTGCGCGAGAGCGGCAACATGTATATCTACTCCGGCCCGACGATCTCGCCGACCGGCACTGGCGGTGCCAAGGTCGTGGCCTTCTTCGCCATCCCGGCGAACGCCTTCGACATCGCAGGGCGCACGCTCACGCTTATGGCGAGCGGCGGCTTCGCGGTGAACGCGAACACGAAGGCCATCACCCTCGTCGTCACCGCGACGTTGCCGGTTCTCAATTCGAACGCTCCCTCCGGCACGACCATCGCCTCGACCGGCGCGGTGACGACGAGCGGCGCGGGATGGGCAATCGGCGCTCAGATCACGAAGTACGGCAACCCGGGCTCGAACACGCAGACCGCCGTCCACAATGCGGCGCAGTGCGGCGCGGCCGTCGAGGCGCTGACGCTTCCGTCGGCGCTGACCTTGAACGAGAGCGTGGTCAACTATGTCGCGGTCTGTCTCAACAACACGACCACGAACACCGACTCGACCCTCGCCCTCTTCGAGGCGACGTGGAACAACTAAGGGACGTCGCGGGCTGGGTCTTCTTCGCCTTCATCGTCATCGGCCTCGCCCTTATGTGGGTCCATGGTTAAGGCGTCCGGTGGTGACCGTTGGCGTCACCGCATGGACGCCGTCAGGACCGCGCTAGAAGAGGCGAAGGCGGTCGACGTCGGCTTCATGCCCGGCGCGAAGTATCCAGACGGAACCCCGGTCGCGCTCGTCGCGGCGGTGCAGAACTTCGGCGCTCCGTCGCGTGGCATCCCTCCACGTCCCTTCTTCACCGAGATGATCCGAGAGCGCAGCGGCGAGTGGCCGCAGGCGATCAAGGAGTTCCTGAAGGTCGGCGACTTCAACACGAAGGACGCGCTGGAGCACATGGGCGAGTTGATCAAGGGCGAGCTGCAACAGAAGATCAACACCTTCCAAGGCGTCCCGCTCGCGGCGGCGACGATCAAGAAGAAGGGCTTCGACAAGCAGCTCGTCGACACGTCGCACATGATCAACAGCGTCGACTATCAGGTGGTAAAATGAACGGTCGCATGCTCACTGACGGCTCACCGGTCCCAGAGGACGGATCGCATATCGAGCTGAAGCCCAATGGCCAGCAGAAGGACTACATCGTCCTAACGCCGGAAGAGCGAGCGAAGGGGTTCGTTCGCCCTGTCCGCAGGAAGTACATCCACCTGAAGTGCGGCAGCGTGACGTCCATGGGGCCGTCCATCGCCGAGACCTATGCGCGTGATCCGCACTTCTACAGCGGAACCTTCTGCGTCGCGTGCGGCAAGCACTTCCCGGTCGGCCCTCTCGATATGGGCGGTGAGTTCGTCTGGGACGGCACCGAAGAGGCGGTCGGAACTTAAGTGGTCGACTTCGCCCTCGTAACCGCAGGCGTCGCCAGCGCCATCAATCCGCGCGAGACGGTGATGATCACGCCGTCGACCGGGCCGAGCGCGCCGAACACGGCAGCTCAGCGCACGCCGACGTTCGGCACCCCGCGCAATGCTCAGGCTCAGTTTCAGCGCCTGTCGTACAACGATCTCCAGCAGATCGAGTCGTCCGGCATCAACATTCAAGGCGCTCGATTCAAGATCATCGTCCACGGGCCCATCGACGGCATCAACCGTTCGACCGGTCAGGGCGGCGATCTCGTCACGCGCATCCGCGTCGACCAGACCGTGTGGAAGTGCGTGCTCGTCCTTGATCGCTTCTACGGCACGCATGGCGAGGTTCGCTGGACCTCGGCCGTGGTGACGCAGCAAGACGCCGCACCGGTCTTCCAGAACAACTGATGCTCCTTCCGTCGCCAAATCAGGTCACGGCGCAATCGGACATGGTCTCGTTTCTCGGGACGATGTTCTCGGGCGTCGAAGTGATCGAAGGCCTCGACAATCGAGTGCCGGAGCCCGCTGGGTCAGACTTCATCGTCGTGACCCCGACCACGCGTCAGGCGCTCGGCTCGAACCTCGAAGTCTGGTCGGACGTCGTCTTCACCGCGACGATCTCCGGCAACACGCTCACCGTTTCGGCGGTCTCGTTCGGGACTATCGATCTCTCGAACAGCAATCAGCCTTCACTGTGGGGCGTTGGGGTCGCCGATGCAACGCCGATCCTTTCACAGGTCAGCGGAACGCCGGGCGGCGTTGGCGTCTACACGCTCGGAGGATCGGCGCAGACGGTCTCGACGCCGACCACCATGGCGGCCGGAGAGATCATTGTGATGCGCCCGATGGCGATCACGATGCAGCTCGACTTCCATACCGCCAACGTGACCGACGCCGCCGATATGTCGGCCGCCTTCTCGGTCCTGTTCGGCACGCTGCAATCGACCGACGCTTTCAGAGGCTACGGCCACGGCGTCGGACCTCTCTACGCCGACGACCCTCATCTCGCTCCGTTCGTCAACGCCGAACAGGAGTGGGAGCAACGATGGGTCGTCAACGCGACCGTTCAGGCCTTCCAGCAGGTCGAGTGGCCGCAACAGTTCATGTCTCAAGTTCAGGTGACGTTCGTCCGTGCGGGCGTCTGAGCGATAGGAGAGCCGAAAAGTGACCACGATCCCGGTTTCGTTTATCGCCAACGTCATCCCCTCCGTCATTCAAGCGGGCGGAGCGGCGTTGGTTCTCAACGGCCTGATGCTGACGACCTCTCAGCGTCTTCCGACTGGCACCGTGCAGGGCTACGGCTCGGCGGCCAACGTCGGCACCTATTTCGGGCTCAGCTCGAACGAGTATTTGAAGGCGCAGCAATACTTCAACTCGTACCTGCTCGCATCGCAGTACCCGGGGCAGATTCTCGTCGCGCAGTTCACGCCGACCGACGTCCCCGGATGGGTGCGAGGCGGATCGATTGCCGGTTTGACGGTGCCTCAGGTCGCGGCGCTCACCGGCAACATCTCCATCGCCATCGGCGGCGGCACCTACACGGCGACCGGCTTGTCGCTGTCGAGCGCGACCTCCTACAGCGCGGCGGCGACGCTGATCCAGACCGCGCTCAACACGACCTTGCCCACCGGCTTCACGAGCACCGCCACGTCGGGCTCAATCGTCGCGGTGTCGTCGACCTTCCAAGGTTCGATTGCAGGCAACGTGCTCACCGTCACCAGCGCGCCGTCGAACCTGCTTGTTCGAGGCGCGATCATCACGGTCGGCGCGTCGGTCGGCACGCAGATCACGGAGCAGCTCACTTCGACCGGCGCGGCGAACGGCGGCGTCGGCACCTACGCGGTCTCGATCTATCAGTCGGTCCCGCTGGGCACGAACTTCACCGCGACCTACGGCACGCTCACCCTGTCGGCCCCTCCGGCGTCGGGCACGGCGTCGATTGGGATGCAGATTTCCGGCACGGGCGTGACGGCCGGGACGCAGCTCATGCAGGCGGGGCCGGGAACGGCCGGACAATCGTTCTACGTCTCGCCGTCGCAGACCGTGACCAATCAGACGATCACGGGCGTGTGGCCGCCTCTCACGGTGACCTACGACTCGATCTCTGGCGGCATCCTGATCACGGCGGGCAATGTTGGAGCGATCTCGACCGCCGCAGCGGCGACCGGCTCGCTTGCGACGTCTCTCAACCTCACGACCGCGACCGGCGCAACCGTCAGTCAGGGCGCAGCCGGTGTGACGCCGGGCGCGTTCATGCCGAACATCGTCTCGGCGACCCAGAACTGGGCGAGCTTCTTCACGCTCTACGATCCGGACGACGCTGGCGCTAACACCGGACAGTGGGCCTCGAAGGTCGCATTTTCTTCGTGGGCGACGGCGCAGAACAACCGGTACCTCTACCTCGGGTGGGATACCGACATTCAGCCGACGCTCCAGTTTAGCTGCACCACGTCGTTCGCTTACGCGGTCGGTCCGAACGGGACGAACTCTTCGGGCACGATGCCGATCTACGATCCCAACAATACGGGCAAGGCGGCGTTCGTCGCGGGCTGCATCGCGAGCATCAACTTCGGCGCGCTCAACGGCCGAACCACGATGGCGTTCAGGCAGCAGAGTGGTCAGGTCGCCGACGTCACGACCGGCACCGCCTACACGAACCTGCTCAACAACGGCTACAACTTCTACGGCGCTTATTCGACCGCCAATCAGGGGTACACGTTCCTCTACAACGGGTCGGTCACCGGGCCGTATCTGTGGGCTGATTCCTATGTGAACCAGATCTACATGAACGCGGCATTTCAGGTCGACATGATCAGCCTCATGACGACCGTTCCGTCGATCCCGTACAACACCACGGGTGCGACGATGGTCGAGACCTCGCTGCTCCCGACCATCAATCAGATGGTCAACTTCGGAGCCGTCGTTCCCGGCATTTCGCTGAGCGGCAACGAGATCGCGGCGGTCAACGCCATCGCGGGCTTCGACGTCTCCGGCATCCTCTTCAACGCCGGATGGTACTTCCAGATGCAGCCCGCGATCCCGTCGACGAGACGCGCTCGCACGACGCCGCCGATCTACTTCTTTTATTGCGATGGCGGTTCCATTCAGCAGATGACGCTTAACAGCGTCGAGCTTCAGTAACCTAGCGCCAATCGAGCCCCGTTAAGGAGAACTGTCTCATGGCAACGCAGATCACGTCGCTCGATTGCATCTTCATGCTCGGGGTGACGAACGTCTACAACAACCCCATCAAGCTCTCGAACTTCTCGGCCGACGACATCTTCACCACCGAGAACTTGGCGGTCGGCGAGTTCGTGATGGGCATCGACGGCTTCCTGACGGGCGGCGCGCTCAACGTGCCGACCCCGATGACGATCTCGCTGCAAGCCGACTCGCCGTCCATCGTCCTCTTCGACGACTGGTACCTCTACATGAAGCAGAACGACACGCTGGCGTGGGCGTTCGGAACCGTGGCCTTCCCGTCGCTCGGTAAGAAGTTCACGCTCGATAGGGGCGGCCTTCGAAACTACAAGATGATCGCCGACGCACGGAAGACGCTCCAGCCGGTGCAGTACACCATCATCTGGCAGAACCCGCTTCCAGCGCCGTCGGCGCAGGCGACGCTCGCCGTCCCGCCTGCCGGGCACTAAGCCGTATGATCAGGCGTATTGTCGCGGCGCTCGTCGCCGCATCCCTCGCGGTCGCCTGCGCCACCGCGAGGTCGTCGTCTCCTTCCGTCGGAAAGGGATACCAGCGGGTCACTCAGGATTGGACCGGCTCGTCGACATCCGGCCACTTCGTCGACCCGAGCCTGTCGTCGCAGTCTGCGAACCTGTGGAACCACTATCAGGGCATCGCGGTCCTCTACGCCGAGTGGAAGACGAATCAGCCTCAGGCGAGCGATGCGCTGAGCCGCATCAAGGCGGAGGCCGCGTGGGTCAAAGCTACGTGGCCAAACGCCTCGACGTGGTCAAGTTGCGGCACCGGGGCAATGCTCCCGGCCCTCGACGACGTCGCATGGACCGCGCATGCCTTCCTCGTCTTCAACGAGGTCACTGGCGACAAGTTCTGGCTCACGGCGGCGAAGAACGCCATCGATTGCTCGGGCAACCGCTGGTACGACCCGAACTGGGGCGGCCTCTGGTACAACGACGCCAAGGTCTCGAAGCGCAGCTACACAGCCGAACTCGTCTTCGACATGCTGCGCTACGACGAGCTGGCGCACGTCAGCGACTATCTCGGCGACGCCCAGTACACCTATCAGTGGGCGACCACGAACGTCGCCCCTTGCGGCTCGGGCGTCATCGCCGGGGTCAGCTCGAACTGCCTCTACCGCAGCGATGGAGGCTTCTGGGACGGCGTCGGCGCGAACGGCAATGCGGTCTTGCCAACGACGCAGACTTCGCCCACGCCTCCACCCGCCGACGCGACGGGGACGCCCTACCAGATTCAGCTAGCGGCGACGCTTCCCTCGTGGGGCTGGAGCGTCACCTTCCTCGAAGGCAACATGATGTGGAGCGTCGTCGCGGCGAAGCTCAACGCCATCTCGCCGAACCCTGCCTTCGCCGCACAGATCAACGCCACGGCCGCGTTCATGGCGGCGCATGAGAGCTATCAGGGCGGCTTCCTCGATGATCAGGACGCCAACACCGACGCCGCAGCGGCCTACTTCTACCGGACGTTCGCCGAGCCGCTCCTGACCAGCGCCAACAAGACGAAGATCGACGCGATGTACGCGGCGACCGCAAGCGGCGTCGTGGCAGGGAACTGGAGCTGGGATTGGCAGCTTCCCGCGTCGTGCGGCGTCTGGTGCAATCAGGGGTTCGGTTCATCGGCCGACCCGAAGGCTCCGCTCGCGCCAATCGCGAACTCGACCATGTGGGCCGTGATGGGAGGCCTCTGACCTTTCCCCTCAAACAAGCCAACGGAAGGAGAGAGCCGTGGCGCTTCAAGAAGTACGTGTCATAGTCCCCAAGCTCGGGGGCAAGAACCGCGACGAAGGCAAGGCGTTCCTCTTGAAGGAGATGACCGCCTACGATGCCGAATACTGGGGCGGCGAGATCGGCGATCTCTTCATCCAGTACGGGCTCGCCGAAGTGGTCGAGTCCGGCATGGCCGGTGTCGCGCAGAACATCGGCAAGGTGTTCAACAGCGGCGGGCGCATCCCGTTCGCCGAGGCTCACCGCAAGACCGAGCGCCTGATGCAGTGCGTCTACGTGATCCCAGACAAGTCGAAGCCGGACTTCGTGCGTCAGCTCCACGAGACCGACATCGAAGACCCGGACACGCGCATCTGGCTCAAGCGGCAGGTTCTCGAACTGCACGTAAATTTTTCGACGCTCTTGAGCCGATTGGTCGCGGCTTTAGGGCTTTCTTCGACGACCTTGGCGTCGAGCCTGTCGGATACCCAAACGTCCCCGACACCATCGCCGCCTGCCTATCGGCCAGCACGTCACCAGCCGAGACGTTGATCGCTCTCCAGACGGTCCTCAGCGTCAAGGACTTATATGTCCTGCTCGAAGTCATGACCGTCGACACCTACAACAAGCGCCAGTACCAAGAGGCTTGGAAGGCAAAGTTAGAGCGCGAACGTGCCAACGGTTCTTGATCAGCTTTCATTCGAGCTAGGCCTCGACCCCTCTCAGTTTGAAGAGGGATTGAAGAAGGCTGTCCAAGCCTCGCTGAAGCTGCACGACGAGACGATCAAACACTCGAAGGAAATCCAGCACGAGGTCGGCGAGAACCTGACCGAGGCTTTCCGCAAGGCGCGTGATCACATCATCGAGTTCACCGCCGCGTTGCTCGGCGCTCGAACCGTGGTCGACTTCACGGCCGACACCGTCTCGGCCGGGTCGGCGATGTCCACGCTCTCGACGCAGCTCGGGATGGCTCCCGAGAAGATCAGCGCCTTCCAGATGGCGATGGAGCGCGTCACCGGTTCGACGCAGGGCGCTACCGCCGCGCTGGTCGCGGTCAACGGCGCGGTCGAGCGCAGCAAGGTGTTCGGCGAAACGCCGGGCCCGTACCTCGTCTTCGACAAGGATGCGGACGCGCTCGAAAACATCCTGAAGACCGTCGAGAACCTCAACCATGGGACCGGCGAGGGGACTGGCGACATCCAAGACCGCGTCGCCAAGCTTCAATCGGTCGTTCAGGACGCAGGCGTCGCGACGCAACTGATCACCCTCGGCGCAGCTCGCGTCCGCGAGATGATGAAGGACGCGGGGCCGAACGTCTGGACCCAGAAGCAGGTCGACGACGCGAACAAGCTCCTCGATAGCTGGGTGCAGCTCAAGGGCGCAGCGACCAGCTTTGCCCGCTCAATCCTTGGAGACGTCGAGCCCGCGCTCAGCGCGCTCCTACTCGATCTCAAGAGCCTCTTCGACGCAAACCGGGAGGGGATCAAGGACTGGGTCGGCGACAAGATCAAAGCCATCGACGAGTGGATCAAGACGCCGGGCTGGCAAAAGGTCGCCGACGACTTCGAAGAGCACCTTCGGCAGATCAACGCCATCGTGAAGGCCATAGGAGGCTGGCAGACAGCCATTGAGGCTCTGGCCGCCCTCTTCATCGCCGACAAGATCGCCAACGTCGTGCTGGGCCTCATCGCCATTGCCCGGGCGCTCGCCTTGATCTCCGGCGTCAGCGCACTATCTGCGGTCTTTGGAGGAGGGGTCGCCGCAACCGCAGCCAAGGGCGCAGGCGGCGCAGGATTGATGTCGATGATCTGGCAGGGAATCAAGAACGGCTCAATCGCTGTTGGCGGCCTCGCGGCTCTGGCGGCTGGCTCGTTGGTCTACGGCGACATCAGCGGGCAGCAGGGCTTCATGAAGAAGTTCTACGCCAACGAGCCTATGACGCCAAAGGAGGAGGCCGACCTCCACACGTGGATCGACGCTCAGATCGGCGCTAAGATCGGCGGCAACTCTGGCCCTCACCCGCGCAACGCTGAAGTCGCAATCACCGCCGACGGTCGCCCAGTGACGACGTCGAGCCCGCTCCCCGTCATCTCCGTCAGCCCGACCGACTCGCTCGGGATCATCCCGTTCCAGTCGGGAAGCTCATCGAGCGGCTCCGACTCATCGTCAGACTCTTCGCCGATCACCGTCGTCAAAGACGCGGCCCACTCGGTCGTCAACGCGGCGAAGAACTTCGGCAATTGGCTGATCGGCGGCGACAAGGCCAAGGCCTCGACGGGCCCGGCGTCATCAAGACCGGCGTTCCCCGTTTCACCGTCAGGGCCGCACCCGAGAAATCAACCGGCTTCAACAACCGGTGCTGGCTTCACCTATGAGACGCGTCCCGAGGCGACGCCTCTTCCGCCCGGGGCCGCGCCGAGGTCCGACAGCAACACCGTCGAGTATCACGGCAAGCACTATCATCAGAACGCCGACGGCACGCTCGGCGCGGAAGTCCATGCTTGGATGCAGAGCAGCACCCGCTACGCGAGCGAGATGCATGCCCACGCCGGAGACCGTTCGAAGAGCGTCTCGATTGCGGCGCTGCATATCCACGGCTCGTCGAACAGCGAAAAGACGTCAGATCGAGACGTGGTGCTTCGAGCGATCAAGCGCGACCTCCTGACGCTCAACATGGACGTCGGTCTTGCCTAACGGCATGATCGAAGCTCTCTACCTTGAGCTTCGGATCGACGACAGCAAGTTCAAGGACGACGAGGATAAGCACGACGCGAAGCTGAAGGCGACGCGCCAGCGCATCGTCCGCGAAGCCGAGATTGTCGAGGCCGAGATCGCCGCCCGGTTCGCCGAGACTTTCAAAAAGCTCCGAGACGAAGTGCTCGGGGTGTTCGGCATCCTGATCGGCGCGACGACGATCACGGGGTTTCTCACGTCGACGACCGGGCTTGCGACGTCGCTCGATTTGATCTCGAAGGCGACCGGGGAGTCAGTCCATTCCCTTCACGCCTTCGATCTTGCCGTGCAGGCTGCGGGCGGCGCTCCCGGCGAGGCGGCCGACTTCATGGCCCGGCTCTCGACCGAGCTGGCAAACCAGCGCGTCCTCAATACGCCGATGGCGGACTGGTGGTACAAGTTCGGTCTCGGAGCCGAGCAGGCCAAGAACCCGATTGAGGCCTATCTCAAGCTCGTCGAGAAGGTCGAGCAGGCGAACCTTTCGCGTCCTGAGAAGTCGGCGGCGCTCCAGTCCCTCGGCATGAGCCCGGCGCTCATTCAGGAAACCCTGAAGGGCTCCGAGCAGGTCAAGGCCGACATCGCCAAGTTCGGACCCTACGCGCTGACGGACAGAGACGCCGAAGTCGTCGTCAAGATGCGCGAGTCATGGGGCGAGCTTCGGGCCTCCGTCGAGGGCTTCGCCCGGGCGGTGCTCGGCCTCACCAACGACGACATCGTCGGCATCCTCGACAAGCTGAAGACGTGGGTCGACGAACTGCGCCAGACCGCCCTCCCATGGCTCCATGAGCGAGCCAAGGAGCTGCGGGACATCATCGACCATATCGACTGGGGGTCGCTGAAGGACGGGATCAGGACCGCAACCCAGAGCATCCGGAACGTCATCGACGCGCTCGGAGGGTGGAAGTTCGCCACCGAGGTCATCATCGGGCTGCTCGTGGCCAATTCGTTCGCCCCCATCCTTCGGGGCATGCTGTCCTTGACCGGCGCGCTCGGGATTGGCGGGCCTCTTCTGGCGGCGGCGCTCGCCCTCGGGGCGGCGTTCGAGCTGTATCAGCACCTGAAGGGTGAACAGACCCAGCCGAAGCACCCGGCGTCCGGTGTTGGCGCGGGTGACATCCCAAGTCGAGCCGCAGCGCCGGAAGAAGCCACTACGGCGGTCAAGGGCGGCGGTTTTGCCATCCCCGGGTCCAATGACACGTCCGGAAGCCAAAAGCCGCCAGCGGCCTCCTATGGGGCTCCTGAGGCCTATGGGTCAAAAGGCGTCGAGATGGAGGTCGGCGGCTCCCCGATCTCGGCCGGGCACCCGATGCCGGTCTACGTGGTCAATCAGGTGACTGCCGAAGACGACGACGCGTGGTCACTCCTGACGAAGTTCTTCGGCAAGGCCTACGGCGGGGTGACCAATTGGTGGCACGGCGGCAGCAGGTCGAGCGTCGGCGGCGGAGGCGGGGCTGGCCCACGCGACTTCTCCGGCTACGCAGGGGCTGGCACGGCCGGGTCTGGCCACGGTTTCAATTACGAGGGCGGCCGGAAGCTCTTCGGCATGTTCAAGCTCCTTGGCATGAGCGACGAGGCGGCGGCCGGGGCGGTCGGCGGCGTCATGGGGGAGTCCTTCACGTCGCTCGACCCGAACGCCTTCCACGCCAACGACGTTCGCCCGGGCATCGGCTCCGGTGGTCTGGCGCAGTGGAACCGGGAGCGTATCCAAGGCCTCTGGCGCTTCGCCAACGAGGCCGACCCCAGCTTGGGGCTCGATACGAGCGTGATCGACAACGATGGCATCCGACGCCAGCTCATGCGCGTGAACGCGGACGTCCAGATGCGCTACATCGTCTGGGAGCTTCAGAATACGGCCGCAGGGCGTAGCACCTTGGCGAGGCTGCGCTCGACGAAGAGCGTCGGCGAGGCAGCGGCGATCTGGGCGCAGATTTACGAGGGCGCGGTCGGCGGGTCCGAGGGAAGGCGGGCCGACTACGGGGCGACCTTTCTCAAGCACATGAACGATTCAATCCGAGCGCCATCGGTGTTCCCGCCCCCGGATGCGTCAAAGACGAAGTCTCTATCCGGCGCGATGTCGGCGCTCAGCTACCACCGCTTCGCCGCCGCGCAGGCGATCCATCATCACACCGAGATCGCAAACGTGAGCGTCCACACTCAGGCGACGACGCCGGAAGCCATCGCGCAGGACATCAGGGTCGCGGTCGAGCGCGAGGTCGCCTGATCACTTCAGGTGGCTCGCGAGGTAGAGCACGCCTATGAGGACGCCGAGCATGAACGGCCCGCGCCCCATGAGCATGATCAGGATGATGACGACGAGCAGGAAGGCGATGATCATGGGCGAAAGGCGTTCACGATGTTAAACACGGGTGTTACATAGGTGGCCTATGTCGTTCCGCAAGTCCCCGGCGTCCCGCCTCTGACGGGAGGCTTCGCATCGGTCGCGAGCTTCGGCTTCCCGGCCGTGTCGGGCGCAATCGTGGACATCTCGAACTCGCTGCCGGGGTCGCTCGGGCCGCAGTGGGGCATCTTCCTCAACGGCGCGCCAGTGGTCACCGCCGACGTGGTCGTGGCGCAGGACTTCCGTGAAGAGTGGGTCATCGCCGACTATCCGATTGAGAACGGCGGCTTCGAGAGCTACGACAAGGTCTGGCGTCCGTTCGACGTCCGGATGACGTTCGTCTCCGGCGAGAGCGTGCAGAACCGGGCCGCGCTGATCGACTCGATTGCCGCCATCGCTGGCGACATGAACCTCTATGACTTCGTCACGCCGGAGGTCATCTATCAGTCGGTCTCCATCGCCCACGACGACTATCACCGCGAGACGACGAGAGGCGCTGGCGCGCTCCCGGTCTCGGTCTGGGGATGGCAGATCAGCATCAACACGACGAGCGGGCTCACGAACGCCGCGAACTCAGCGCCGGGCGGCAACGACCCGAGCTTCGTCGGCCCGACGCAGGCGACCGATCTCGGCGCTCCAGCCTATGGCGTATCGCCGACGAACGCGACGAGCGGGTCTCAGGTCGGGACGAGCCTCGGCATCCCCCAGATCGCCGGACCGGCCAGCTACCCGGCGACCACCAATGGCGTGACGAACGCCCCCTACAATTCAGTCAGCGGGGCGTACAGCCCTTAAGCAATGCTGCTCATCCCCCTCGCCACAGTCCCGAACCAAATCCGGACGGTCGTCCTCAACAACCAGCAATGCTCGTTGTCGGTCTATCAGAAGTCGACCGGCATGTTCATGGACATCGTCTCGAACAATAAGATCATCCTGAGCGGCGTGCTTTGCCGCAACCAGTGCTACCTCGTGATGAACTCCTACTTGGGCTTCATCGGCGACTTCATGTGGGTCGACACGCTCGGCGGCAACGCCGACCCGGTCTACACCGGCATTGGCGGCCCGACGGCGCGCTTCCAGCTCGTCTACCTCTTCCCGGCCGACATCCCGCCGAACGCCCTCTTCGCTGGCCCTCAGTCGGCCGAGCTTAATCCGCCTCCGGCCTGATCCATGGCGTGGACGCAGAAGATCATCGTCGCCACCATCGGGTCGGTGACGCTTCAGGGCTTGCGCATGTCGGTCGAGATCGATCAGGCGGGCGCGGTCGACGCTGGAGCCACGCTCAACGCGCTCATCATCTACGGCATGACGAAGTCGCAGATGAACCAGCTCTCGAACGTCGGCAACAAGTGGAACACCTATTCTCAGTTGAACGACAGCCAGAAGCCGACCGTCACCATTCAGGCGGGAGATAAGAACGGCCTTTCCACGATCTACAGCGGGATCGTCAGCCACGCGATGATCGACGCGATGTCGGAGCCGCAGGTCCGGTTCATCGTCGCAGGCAACGCTCAGGCTGCCGCCGCAAGGAAAGCGACGAACGTCATCTCTCAGCCGGGCGCGGTGCAGTCTCAGACGCTCTTCCAGCAGATCGCCCAGTCGATGGGCTTTCAACTCGAAAACAATGGCGTGAACGCGGTCATCCGCAACCCGTACCTCTGGGGAACGGACATCACGAAGATGCGTCACCTCGCGGAAGCCGCGAAGGCGCAGTGGTGCATCGACACGACGAAGGGTGTTGTCGCGGTCTGGCCATCGGGAGGCGGAAGGCAAAGTCAGACGCCAACGATCTCGAAGAAGACCGGCATGGTGACGTCGCCGAGCGTGCAGACGAACACGATCATCGTGAAGACGCTCTTCAACCCGAGCATCGTGTTCGGCGCTTTTATCAACGTGCAGAGCGACGTCGTCGAGGCGGCGAACGGTCAGTGGAACGTCAACGGCATCCACACCGAACTGGATTGCATGGTCCCTCGCGGCCGATGGTTTCAAACCATCAGGGGCGTTAACCCGTCACCAAGCGGAGGGTCGACGGCGTCGAGCGGGACGGCGTCGGCGGGTAACGCAGCGCCAAGCGGAGCGAACCCGTGACGGACGCTGTCGGCTTTGCTGGCCTACCGGAGCTTGGCGGCACCGAGCTTTCGGACGCCGTCTTCATCGCCAAGCAGATCATCATGCACGTCAGGACGCTGACGCATGTGAAGGTCACCGCCGTCTACCCCGGCAACTATAACCCTACGCCGACCTTCGTCGATGTGACGCCGGTCATCGATCAGGTCAACAGCGAAGGCACGCGGCAGCAGCACGGCACGATCTACCGCATCGCCGTTCCTCGTATCCACAATGGGTCGAGCGCGATCCTGATGGACCCGGTCGTCGGCGACGTTGGTCCGATGTGGGTCAGCGACCGCGACCACTCTCAAATGATTGCCAACAATGGCGGCAGATCAGCGCCGGGCTCTGGCCGGATCATGAGCTTGGCGGACGGCCTCTTCATGGGGAGCCTGTTCGCTCAGAACCCGACAAACTACACTGACCTTCGGAACGGCAACCACAATTCAACGTCGACGAAGGTCGTCTCGCACAACGTCAGCGGGCCGGACGCCAAGATCGCAGACACGGCGACGAGCGGCTCGACGACGAACACGAGAACTAACGATCCGAACGCCAAGTCAATCGTCGACCAGTCTTCGACCGGATCAAACGACGCCACGCACACCGTCGACTCGACGACGCCAAAGGTTCAGTCGATGGCGACCGACGGTGTCCACACCAGCTCGATTGACGTGACGCCAACGGCCGTAAGCATCGGTGGAGCGCTGGCGACGGCGGCGGGTGGGATCGGCTCATCGTCGGGCGGCGGAGGGACCGCCAATCTCGCGCCCTCCGACGGCACGACAACGCCGACAGCAGCGCAAATCGGCGGTCGGGTGTCGTCAGGCCTCCAGACGGTCACGGCAACAGGGGCGTGGCAGACTGTCGCGTCGATCCCGCTCACGGCTGGCTATTGGCTGATCTTCGCGAACATCAGCGTCTTTGCTGGCGGCGGCGGCGCGACCATGATCGAATTTGACGCCGTCATATCGACGACGTCGGGGAGCCCGTTGTCGATCTCAGGCGAAGTCGGCATCGCCTTTCAGGACATCAGCATCGTTATGGCCGCTGGCGACGGCTGGCAAAGCCCGCTCGGCGTCACGACGCTCACAATCGCGACGTCGGAAACGCTCTACCTCAACGTCTTTGCCGGGGCGAGCGCCGGGACGCTGTCGGCCGAAGGCATCATCACCGCGATCAGGATGGGATAGTCGCATGACCGCTTACGCCTCCCTCCTACTCGATCTCGTCAACTGGGACTTGTGCGTCGATGCATCGGGGAACATCGCCACCTGCCAAGAGCCCTATCGCCTTGCGCAGGACGCGGCGTGCCAGACCCGTCTTTGGTCTGGAGAGCTTCGCTACGACACGACGCAGGGTGTGAACTATTCCGGCCTGATCCTCGGCCACTGGTCACCGCCAGCGTTGATCAAGGCGAACATCGCGTTCGAGGCCATGCGCGCGACCGGAGTGGGTAACGCTCAGGTCTACTTCACGGGGTGGAGCAACGCGACGCGTAAACTGACAGGAGTGATCACGGTCGTCCCCGAGGAGACGACGCCCACGGGCGTGATCCCTCCAATCCCATTCTCCGTGTCGCCTGCGGTGCAGGCTTACTAACCGCCCTCTCGCGCGGGGAAGTGTCGGCGGGTCCGTCGCGAGACTCTCTCTCCCGCCGACAGCCCTTTCCGAAAAAAATCAGGAGACGATTATGGCTGGACCTACTCTGGTGACGAACCGCTCTGCCCCGCTTCTGGCTTCAGTCAGGCCGCTCGTTGCGTGGCCTGATCCGAAGGCGATGCCGCAGTTCTACGACGTCGCCGACGAGATCGCGATGGCGTTCAAGTCCTACGGCGTGACCAAGAACTTCATGCTCGGCGGCCTCGCTCGCGCAGAGCTGGAGTCTTCGCTGAGGCTCGTCGTCGTTGGCGACAAGGACGCGGCGCAGGGCCCGGCGCACGGCCTCTGGCAGTGGGACTTGGCTCGCTGTGCCGAGATTCACCAGCATCTCGACATCGACATCATCAACGGTGCCTCGGTCGAGGATCAGGTCAAGTCGGTCATGTGGGAGCTGGAGACGTTCCCCTACTACGGGCTGAAGCAGATTCAGGCCGCGCCGGACCCCAACACGAGCGGCATGATGTGGTGCGAGTTCTACGACCGACCCGAGCGGGCGGACGAGCCGACCCGCACCGGCATGGCGGCAGTCAGATGGGCCACGCAGTGGACGTTCCCCGGCTGGTGAGCCGGGTCTCAAAATCTACTCAATAATCACTCAGATTTGAGGATTGGCGCTTTATGGCGACCAACGTCCCGCCGCTTGTCTTCACGCCGACCGGTATCATCGCGCCGCTTGAGAGCGCGATTGAAGCTGGAGTGCAGGCCGACTTCCAAGCGGCCTTCACCGTCCTCGGCGGTCCTCCGCTCAACTTCACCACGAACACGGGCGCGAACACCAACGCGACACCGCAGTCGATGCTTGCCGACGCCGAGACGGCGATCATCGGACAGACCAACGACCTCTTCCTGCTCTACGCCAACCTGTTCGACCCGGCGCTTTCGTTCGGCAGGTTTCATGACGCCTTGGCGCGCATCTATTACATCACGAGGTTCTCCGGCACGCCGACGCTCGTGCTGGTGCAGTGCATCGGCGCGATCAACACCCAGATTCCTCTCGGCGCGCTGATTCAGGACATCAACGGATTTCAGTACGTCGCAACTCAGGCTGCGACGATCCCGTACTCCGGGTCGGTGATCATCCCGTTCGCATGCACGACGGTCGGTCCGATCCCATGCGCCGCCAATGCCCTATCGAGCGCAGATGGCGCAGAGATCGTGCAGACGATCTCCGGGTGGGACGCGATCTCGAACTCGGCGGCCGGGATCACGGGTCTCAATGCGGAGAGCGATCAAGCCCTCGAAGTCAGGCGGTACAATTCGACCGCGATCAACGCCCACGGGACCGAGCCTTCGCTGCGCTCGAACCTTCTCGCCGTCCCGGGTGTCATCGACGCCTATGTCGTTTCGAACAGGACGTCAGGCGTGACGACGTTCATGGGCGTCACCCTCGGGCCCTATTCGATCTGGATTTCGGTCGAAGGCGGAAGCGCTGCGGCAATCGCCGCCGCGATCCTCGCGCAAGCCCCGCCGTGCCCGATGAACGGGAACACGAGCTACACCATTCAGGACACGCAGCAGGGCCAGCAGGCTCCGTATCCATCCTACGTCATGACGTGGGAGACGCCGACGCCGCTGCCGATCATCGTCGCCGTGACGATTGCAAACCTCCCGAACATTCCAAGCAATGCGCAGTCGCTGATCTCGGCGGCCATCGTCGCCGCGTGGTCAGGCCTCGATCTTCAGGGCTACAATTCCGTCAGCCAGCCGGTCTACGGGCCGAGGGTGTCATGGCCAGCGATCTTCGCTCAACGACTTGCGAACGCGATCAACGCGTACACGTGCTGGGTCGGCATCCAAGTCGTCGCCGTTCAGCTCGGCTCCCCGAACGACGCCAACACCGTGACGCTCCAAGGCACGGTCGCGACCAGCGGTGGGAACACGACGCTGACCGTGACCTCGGTCTCGTCGGCCGGCATCGCTCCGGGCCAGTGGCTCGCGGATACGCTCGGAAATGTTCCGGGCGGAGTGCAGATTCTGAGTCAGCTCAGCGGCGTGGCGGGAGGTACCGGAACCTACGCGCTCACTGGAGCTGGCAAAATCTTCTCCATCGGCGTCAGCCAGACGATCTACTCGATCACGCCTCTCTCTGACGAAGAGTCGATCAACCTCAACCAGTTTCCGACGATCAACGCCGCCAACGTCGGTCTCGCCACGCAATGACCGACCCTTCAGGGCCGCAATATCCCAAGCCTCCGGGCCCGGGCTCAAATGCGCTTGGAACGTGGAACGTCGGCGTCAGTCAGATTGGGGACATCAAGCTCCTTCGAGCCTTTGATGTCATCACGTCGCAGTTTGGCAACTCGCCGATCATGGACAAGCTCATGGTCTCGACCAACGAGGCCATCGACCAGACGCTCAACTTCGACGCCTTCTTCGACGCCGTGGTCAACGTCGACACCGCATCCGGCTGGGGCCTCGACATCTGGGGACGCATTGTCGGCATCCAAAGGACCGTAAGCGTCCCCTCAGTCGCTCCGCCGACGCCATACTTCGGATGGACGCAGGCGAAGCAGCCGGGATGGAGCCAAGGCGCTCCTTGGTACTCAGGAGAGGGCGCTGCGGCTCCGATCATCAACAGCTACGTGCTGAGCGACTCACAGTTCCGAAGGCTGATCTACGCCAAGGCGCTCGCCAACATCAGCAACGGTTCGATCCAGTCGATCAACAAGTGCCTGTTCACGCTCTTCCAAGGGCGAGGCCGGTGCTGGGTGTCGCTGCTTGCAAGCACGCAGACCTACTTCGGGTGGACGCAGGCGCAAGCCCCCGGCTTCAATCAGGGGTCGCCGTTTTATTCAGGGGCGCTCCCGGCGACGACCTTGGGCCTCCAGTTCAACTTCACCTTCCCGCTCACGGCGACTGACTACGGGATGATGCTCTCCGGCGTCATGCCCGTTCCTCCGCACATCCCCACCGCAATCGTCTTCGTTTCCGCATAAGAGGGACCACCCAAAATGCTGGCCTCAGGCATCCCGACAAAGTTTCCTCTCTATTGGGCGCAGAACGCCTCGTCGAGCTACGTGAGGCAAGTCCCGTCTCCATCGCAGACCGGCGTCAACGTCCTCAACGCAAGCTTCAACGACGGCTTCCCTCCGGCCACGTTTCAGATTGGTGGAGCACCCGACGGCCGAGATGCGAACGGCGTCCTCCAGCAGCTCTCTCAGTGGGCTCAGTGGGATCAGGCGAAGGGCCCGGTCTATTGGGACTCGGCCTTCGCGACCGCAATCGGAGGATACCCGCACGGGGCGTTCTTGAACGCGGTCGGCATCGACGCGGGATACTGGTTCTGCACGGTCGACAACAATCTCACGAACCCTGACGCGAGCGGAGCCGGGTGGACGTTCTGCCAGTTCGGGGCGCAGTCCGGCAGGCTCCTGAAGACGACCGTCTACGCCATCGTCGGCGGTGTTCAGCAAGTCAGCGTCAACGGCGGCGCGTTCACGACGTCCGGCGCGACGGTGTTCACGAGCGGAGGCGGAACGAACGCTATCCGAGCGAGGGTCCAAGGCGGCGGCGGCGCAGGCGGCAGCGTGCCAGCCGGGTCCAGCTCTGGACCCACCGGCTACGCCAGCGGCGGCGGCGCTGGAGGTAATTACGGAGAGTCTTGGTTCACGACCGGCTTCACTGGCGGCATCGCGACCACCGTGGGGACTGGGGGGTCGCCGGGGGCAGCCGGTAACAATGCTGGCGGCAACGGAAATACCAGCAGCCTCGGCGCGCTCATGTCGATGGGCGGCGGGACAGGCGGCGGAAGCGGCGGAGCCTTCCAGAGCAACGACTGGACGACGTCAGGATCGGTAGGAACGCCAAGCGCCACCGCGAGTGGCGCGAACATCATGTCCGTTGTCGGGCAAGGCGGCTTCTTCGGTATGTTCGCCAGCTCGTCGGGGTGCACTCAGGGTGCAGCCATGAGCGGCGCGGGCGGGGACTCGTTCCTCGGGAGGGGTGGTTACAGCTTGGCGAGCCAGATTGGCCCAGTCGCCAGCCAGACGGGCGTTGCGGGAACGGGATACGGAGCGGGGGGCGGCGGCTGCTACGCCATCGGCGGAGGCAGCTCAGCTCGCCAAGGCGGAGCCGGGGCGGCCGGAATCATCATCATCGAGGAGTGGGCCTAAGATGCTCTGGCATATTGATCCAAACGGCGTCGTGGACGAGGCGGTTTCGTCCACGCATGACGAGAACGGCAAGCCGAGGTTCCACAAGGACTTCATCGAGAGGGTCGTAAACGACGGAGGGGCCGCTGGCGTCTCCATCGGATGGGTGTGGAAGAACGGGTCGTTCTCTCCCCCAGCGGCTCGCCAGTACACGCCAACACAGCTTCTCGACTACGGCTCCGACAAGGTCTCGTTGCTTCACGCCACGGCTCGACCATACGCGGTCTCTGGATTGAAGGAGCCGATCTTCGACGACATCGCCAATTCGACGCACGACGGCCTCAACAAGATTTACGCCGCACGGGACGTCATCGAGTGGCCCTTGTCCTACACGGACGAAAACTACGCTCGCCTTTCCCTGACCGAAGACCAGTTCACCGATTTTTACAAGCAGGCGGTCGCCTACTGGCAGAAGGTCTGGGGCTTCTACAACGACACCGTCGTCGACGCGGTCAAAGCGGGGAAGGTGAAGTCGCCCGAGGACATCGACGCGCTGGGGTGGCCGAAATGATCAAGCGCCGCACCGCGTCATTTCTTGCCGCCGCTGCGATAGCGCTTTCGCCGTTCTCGGCGGAAGCGAAGCGGGAGACGAAACCGCACATCGGTTTCCATCTCCCTCCGATGCACTCGCTGATCGTTCAGTCTGCGCCGATCTATCCATACTCGGCGCAGACTGTATGGACGCCCCTCCAGTGGGCGGCGATCTTCGCTGCGAAGCAGGACTGGCTCGGAGCGAACCCGTGCATCATCACCGGTTGCCAGATGCAGGGGAAGATTTACCTCAACCCCTCGACCAACGTCTTCGGAGCGAGCATCAACTTCTGGGGCGGACCTAGCGGAGGGACGCCGGGGGTCGCTCCTGCAAACCCTCAGCCGGGAGATATGTGGCTGACGACGGTCGGCCTCTACTACTACAACGGCTCAAGCATCATTGGCCCGCTCACGTCGCAGCCGACGCTGACATTCCCCGGAACGGTCGCGACCGGCGCGACAAGCGGCGGCGTCCTATGCGCAACGAGCACGACCGCCATCGCGATGAGCGGGCTTCTTCCGCTCAATGCGCTACTCGTTGGCGGCGGTGCCGGAGCCTGCCCAGCGAGCATCACCACGCCAGCAAGCGTCCTCGCCGCGCTTCAGCTCGTCACCAATTCCAATCCCGGTGGCATCCTCACATACGGGTCAGCTCCGGTCGCTGGACTTACCGGCATTAACGCGACCGTCCAGACCGACGTCGCGAACACGCCGAACACCGCGACCGGTCTCGTCGCCTACAATGGGGCGGCTGCGGGCAATCCTCCGGTCACCGTCAACTGCACCATCCCCGATGTCGCCGCAGCGTCGACGAACTGGTGTACATGGAAGTTCGCGAACACCGGCCTCGTTCAGCCGTTCTTCGACACGTTGATGGTGCAGACGCAGGCGACCTGCTCGACCACCTTCCCCGTTTATGAGGTCTTCGACGTAACGACCTCGACGGTGATCGGGTCGACCCTGACCGCCGTCAACGGCCTCGCCACGCTCTCGATAAACGCCGCCGCTGGGTCCGCCACTGACACCTTTGCGATCCGCGTCACGGTTCTCGGTAGCGGCTGCGGCGCGACCATCGCGAACGAGTTCAACACCATTTCTCTAACCCTCAGGGGAGGCTGATCCAATGGCCGGTCTTGCCGACTTCGCCGCTATGCGGCAACTGAATGACGCGCTCGGCGTCATCCCGCTCAACGTCGCGAGCGCGAGCCGCTTCGCCGCCCTCTTCGTCACGATGCCTGCCGACACGGGCGCTGGCGGAACGGAGGTCAGCGGCGGGTCATATGCTCGCGTCCAATTCGCAGGCACGATCACGGTCAACGGCTCGACAACGACCGCGAGCCCGACGCTGCATGTCGCCTCCGTCCCGGCGTGGCTTGCGGCCCTCGGGTCGGCGGCCAACGGCGCAGGCGTCAACGTCTATGACACGACCACCGGGCAGCAGATCGGCACCATCTCGACCTGCACGAGCGGCGGCACCACGATCACGCTGACCGCGAACGCGGCAAACGCCGTCGGCGCAACCGACGTACTCGCGTTCTCGGCCTTCTCTCCTGCGGTGGCGTCTTCCGGAGCCGAGCCTGCCACGACGCCTTGCTCCGCGACGCTCAACTCGCAGATCAACTACGCAGTGTCGAGCGGGTCGTGGGGCACGATCCCCGGCTTGGGCGTCTACGATGCGCTGACGAGCGGCAACCTCTATGCGTTCGACTACCTCAACCTGACCGGCGCTGGGAAGTATTCCCCCTGCTCGATCACGTCGGCTTCTCCCGGCGTCGTCACCTGCACCGACCAGACCTTCACCAACGGAAACTCGGTCGTCTTCTCGAACAAGATCGGCGGTTCTCTGCCGACGCTGTCGAGCGGTTCGTGGTCTGGACTGCAAACGGTCGCTGGCGTCTCTGGGAACACCTTCAACGTCGGCCTCAATACGACGTCCATCGGCGACGGTTTGGTGCGCCCCGTGACCCCGCTGACGGTCGGAGCCAGTCCGACCAACGTGTTCTTTCCCTCGTCGTCAATCGTCATGGCAGCAGCGTAAGAGAGAGACCGATGGTTTCAAGACTTCTAACCACCGTTCCCGACGTCCCCGACGTCCCCATCGAGATGGTGGCTTTCGACGTCGGCACGGCCGCGTGGCAGATGTATCTCGCCAAGGCCAGACGCGACAAAGGCATGATCTCGGACAAGGAGATGGCCGTCGTCGAGCGCGTCGCCGGGCCGCTCGCGAAGCGATCCTATTCAATGTTCAATCCCTTTACCGGCGAGCGCAAGCGGGTGACCGTGTGACCTACACGTTGATCCACAACTCCGACAATTCAATCGACACCGGCTCTGTCATCCTCGATGCCGACGGGTCGACGATCCTCAACTGGCAACCGGAGTGGCAGACCTACCGCGCATGGCTCGCGGACGGGAACACGCCGACGACTCCGCCGCCGATCCCGCAGCCCATGCCCGTGGACTTTCTTCAGTTCATGTCGCTCCTGACCGAGCAGGAGCAGGCGGCGCTGATCTCATCCAACGACATCCAGACGAAGCTCTTCGTTGCCGAGGCGGAGGGAGCCGGAACAATTGATCTGGCTGACCCTCTCGTCGTTCAGGCGGTCGAGTACGTCGCATCGCTCGGGCTGATCTCGCCAAGCCGCGTGTCGGCAATCCTCAACAATCAGCCGCCATCGTAAAGGAGAGCGCCTATGGCCCTTTATAGCGTAGCAAACAGGACGACCTCCGGGACCACCGCCACCGCAGCGGAGGAGGTCATCGCCGGTTCAACCGTCGAGCATAAGATTTTCGAGCTTGGCCTATCGCTAGTTGCCGCGACGGCGAGCACTTACGGATTCGGACGCCCCGGAGCGACCGGGGTCACCCCTACCTCTCCCATCAACCTCCTCGCTGAGGATGGAGGCAACACGTCGGGTTCGACGGCGGGGACGAGCCAAGCCGAAACCGCAATCGCATGGGGCACTGGGCCAACTGTTCCCGCAAACTTCGCGAGGCGCGCCAGCTTGCCTGCGACGGTTGGCGCTGGCCTCATCTGGACCTTCCCGCGCGGCTTTATCACGCTCAAGACTCTCTCGACGGTTCTCTGGAATCTGGCGACCAATTCGGTCGCGGACTGCTGGGTCGTCGTCGACGAGTGACATGCAGTGGCGATCTATAGCCTCGCCTTGCGGCAGACCTCGGGGTCCTTGGCGTCAGTCGGCGAGCTGACGGCCGGCGCGAGCGTTCAGCATGGCGTCCTTGAGGTCGGGATCAGCCAAGTATCGAACGGCTTCGGCATCATCGGACTCGGCCGCCCTAATACGCAGGGCGTGAGCGTCACGGGAACGGCGCTTTTGCCAGAGGACGGGGGGAACACGTCAACCTGTCAGGCGAAGGCCGCGATCACTTGGACGACAGCGCCGACTCGACCGGCTGGGTTTATGAAGAAAGCAGCCCCAGCTTTCGTTGGCGGTTATGTGTGGGCGTTCCCGCAGCCAATCATCTCCCAGCCCGGCGCGTCGGTCGTTCTATGGTCATTCGAAATTCTGGCGAACGTCGATTTCTGGTTCGTGATCGACGAGTGAGGGGCCATGTCGCTGTTTTTTGCCAATGCGATCAGCCTCGGGGGCGAGGCGTTAATCTCGGGCGCGTTGCTGCCCTATTGTTTTTTGGAAATTGTCGCGCCGCCGACAGGGCGGGTGCTGCTCAAGAAGATTTCCTTCAACAGTGCTGGCGCGGCGGCGCGGTCTTACACCTACGGGCTCGGCAACCCCGCAGCGGCCGGGATTTCTCCGAGCATGACGTGGCCTCTTGTCGCGGCTGATCCGTCTACGCCTGTCCCATCTCTCACCATCGCAACCGCATGGGCGGTCGAGCCGACACAGCCAACAAAATTCTTCCGCCGACTCACCGACCTTGCGTCGCAACCTGATCCGGGGTGGAATTTCCCGCAGGGCCTTGGCATCTACAATGGCGAGAGTCTGGCGGTGTGGGTGACTGGCATCAGTGGGTCTTCCAATCGCGTCAACGTTGGCTTTTCGCTGGAGATCGACGCATGAGCGCTTTCATCCTGCAGTCCCTCGGTGGGCTCCTTGGAAGGGATTTCGGCTTCAACGACGATTCGTTGCAGCCTGCCGACTACAAGCTCACGCCGACCGTCCCTGACGCATCGATCCCCGACGAGGTCGACTATCTCTGGCCTAGGTCTTCGTTCGGCATGATGAACTCGGCGACCGCCGCCGCCCCTCTCAACAACGCCGCGCCTCAGTATTGGGAGTGGGGGTATTGGCCTGCCGGGTGCAGCCGCCGCGTCGTCATCACCGGCATTGTGCAGACGTCGGGCGGCTCCCCGGTCTCAGGCGCTACGGTCGTCCTCTTCAACACGGCGACAAACCTGCCTCTCGACAGCTTTGTTTCACGGTCGGACGGCTCCTATGTCCTCACCGACCCGTATGCAGCTCCCTGCTACGCTGTCGCCTATCATCCCGGCTCCCCGGACACGGCGGGCACGACCGTCGACACCCTGACCGGGTCGTAAGCAATGTCGACGCCGATCTACCTCGGGACGGGGGCGTCGCCGTCGACGACGATTGTCCTCACCGACCCGACGAACCCCGGCTCCTCTTCCTCGGGGGCGTCGGCGGTGTTGGCGGCGACCTCTCTTCGGGCTGCCCCATCGGTCAAAATCGCCATGGCGTCCATGATCACGGCGGCGTCGAGATCGGCGACGGCTCCATCGCTCCGGACGTCGGCGGCTTCGAGGCTTCTCGCCGCAACTGGCGGCAGGTTCGCCAACAGTCTGAAGATCGGGTCGGCGTCTCGTGTTCTGAGCGCGGCAAGGGTCGCCAGCGCCGTCGGCGGCTCGGCGGCTATCGGGGCCTACTCCCGGCTTACCACTTCCACTCGCCTCGGTGCAGCGCCGTCGGCCCTATCCGCCATAGCGGCTCGAATTGGCGCGGCCTCGGTTGACACGGCCGCCCCCAAGATTGCGACGTCCGTGGCTGTGAGGATCGCCGCCAGCTCGATGTCGAAGGCGGGGGCCACGGTCGGGGCCTCGGCCGCCGCGAGGATCGCCTCCGCCTATAAGGGCACCCTTGCAGTGGCCTCCAGAGCCTCTGTGGCGGCCTTCTTCGAAACCGGGGCTGGGACACGGGCCGGACCCTCCGTGCGCTCTCAGGGGGCTTCTAGGCTCACCACAGCGGCATCCGGACGCTTCTCCCCCGGTGGACTGATCACGTCGGTAGCCGCCTATGCGCGGCTCACCCTCTCCGGCTCCATCCGGGCGGTCGTCGGAATCTTCGTCCAGCCGCCGAAGTTTGACGCGGCCTTCGCCCTGAACGGGCCGCCCAACGTCGCGAGCCTGAACGCCCCGGTCGCATCGGTGGCGCTGTCCTCCCCTCCGTCAGTCACCAGCCTTGGGGCACCATGATGGCCTTCTGCGGCAAATTCACTCCCGTCGTGAACGGGGAGACCAAGAACTTCTCCCTCAACTTCGCGAACGACCTTGCGGCTCAAGGCCCTATCCCGGCCGACACAATCGCCTCGATCACGTCGGTGACCCTCATGGACCCGAGCGGAACGGACACGAACCCGGCCGCCCTCTTGATAGGTTCGGCCGGGATAAACCTGACGACGTGGGTCACACAGAAGATCGGCGGCTCCAGCCCCGGCTTCAACCCGGCGACGCCGTTCTACGTCTTGACCATGACCGTGCTCACGACCGGAGGCCAGACGCTGATCCTATCCGCCAACATCCCGGTCGCGACGTAGCGACAATCTGAGGAATCTGACATGATCTCCAAGCGAATCACTTCCATGACAGCACGTTCAAAAACCATGAGAGCCATCGTCCTTGTCGGGGCGGTGGCTTTTCCGTTCTCGGCCTTCGCCGCCGATTGCTCCGGAACGATTGCGACCGGTGGAACGTCGCAGGCGCTCAATCTCCCGGCGACGCTGCGCGTCGTCAACGGGCTCCGCGTCTGCAACCTCGATACGACCGAGCCTCTTTGGCTCAACATCAACGGCACCGCCGTGGCTGCGACGCAGGGCAGCGTTCCCCTTCAGGCTGCGGCGGCCTCGTACACGGCGGCCGGAGGGTGCTTCGACCTTCCGACGGGCTGGACGCTGCTCCCCGGCGCGGCAAGCGTCGTCGCTGCGACGCTGGGCCACAAGTACACTTGCTGGTGGAGGTAAGTCCCTTGACGACCTACCCGATGCTCACGGCTCCGTGGCTTCCTCTTCTGGGATGGAAGCCGAGTCCGAACTTCAGCGCCCGCATCGGCAGCGTGATCGACATGATCGTGCTGCACGACATGGAGGGCTATCAGAAGCCGAGCGAAGAGCTGTTCGAAGAGACCTCGTCGCATGTCTCGGCGCACTTCACCATCTCGTCCGATGGATCGACCATCGACCAGATGGTGGCGATCAAGAACAAGGCTTGGCATGCCTGCGACTACAACTCTCGCTCCGTCGGCATCGAGATGGAGGGGTTCTCCAAGAACAACTTCCCGAGCGTCGAACTCGTCACCGCCGCCCGCCTTGTCGCCCACCTATGCAAGAAGCTCAACATCCCAATCAAGTATTCGAAGGGCGGCGTCGGTCCCGGCATCGCGTCGCACTGGACGCTTGGCGCGGCTGGGGGCGGTCATAGCGACCCCGAGCCCAACGACGCCTTCATGATCGCGTTCGTCGCGCTCGTGCAGACAGAGTCTGACGCTGGGCGCTTCCCGATTCAGTACGACCCGGACACCGGCCTCGTCTCAAACCCCGACGCGCACGACCTGACAAAGACGCTCGGCGTTCAGGAGGCTCTCGCGTCGCTCGGCTTCAACATTCAGGCCGACGGTCAGATCGGGCCTGAGACCGAACGCGTCATTGGCAACTTCCAGATCATCGCCGGACTGCCCACGCGTCCTCGCGGACTGATCGACGATGCAACCCGCGCCGCAATCCAGAAGGCGCTCACCGGAGGTTAAGCAATTATGTCTTGGCGTATTAATGTCGACCCGAAGGTCGCCGGGGCAATCGGCCTTATCATCACGATCATGACGGTCGTCACTCAGGTGCCGTTCCCGCCCGAAGTGCCATCCTACATCTCGACGTGGATCAGCGACTGGGACACTTGGTTCCTTAAGATTTGGACGCCGGTCGCTGCCTACCTCGCGCTGTCCAGCTCGACCTCGCCCGGCCCGCTCTCCGCCGACCGGCTGGCTGAGTCCAACGGTCAAGTCCCTCCCTCACAGGTGAAGTCATGATTGAACCTCTCAACATCGACGCCCAAGACGCTCAGGGGCGCAAGGCTTCGATCACGATCTCGATGCTGTCCAACGACAGCGTCGAGCTGAGCGTAACCGACGCCGGGTCGGACAACCTCTACACCCTTACCGGCGTAACCTCGGACGGACCCGGCGTTGCGCATGGGACCACGAGCGTCTGGGGGCAGCACCCAGCGATCCATCTGGCGATCATGCCGGACGCCTTCCACATTTCTGTCGACCACATGTGGTTCGCGCCCTCCCCAATGGTGTTCAAGTCCGACGCAGCTACGCTCGCCAAGGCCAAGGCGTGGCTGACCGCCGCCGCCTTCCCCTACGCATCGGCTTAAGGCGGTGATCAGGCTCATCCTCCTATCCGCTGCGCTCACCCTTTCGGGGTGCGCCTCGAATAACATCGCCGCCGATATCGCGGCGTGCGTCATCAACGTCTGCAACTGAGAGAGGCGTCCATGGTCAACAAGTCAATTGCGCGCCGCTGTATGCTCGTCGCCAGCGGCCTCGTACTTACGTTCATCCTGTGCGGTCAGTCGGCCCCATCGGGCTGCTCTGATCAGCAGCAGGCGGTCGTGGCAGACGTCGCCGCCGTGGCGAGCATCATCTGTGCAGGGATCGCTACCGAGCAGTCGTCCGGCCTCACGCTCAACTCCACCGCGAAGGCCGCCATCAGCTCGGCCTCGGCCGCATGCAACGCGACGGCGCAGGGCACGAACCTGACGACCGCATCGACCACGGCCGCGATCTTCTCGGCCGCTGTCGTGCTTCAGCAATCCGGCGTGCTCAAGAACATCAAGTTCAAGGCCGAGAGCTACGACGTGAAGCTCGCGATGACGCGGATCGGCATGTCGAAGAGCGACATCAGCTACATCATGGCGCACAACATCGCCCGGTAAGGGACGACGCCGATCCTTCCAGCTCTAGCCGCAATCCCCGCCGCCCTCGCGCTCGCAAAGCTCGTGGGCGGCGGGGCCGTTTTTGGGCTCATGCGTGACGTCTTCACCGCCGCGCATGACCCGCGCAACCTCGGCAAGGACGCGGTCGTGATCCAAGACGTGATCTCGATTGCGGTCCCGGCTCCCTACAGCGGGCTCATCAACACCGGCATCTCCGCCTACGTCGTCTGGGTCAAGCTCTCCGGTGGCGGCACGATCTCAATCGAGTATTATCCAATTCGAAACGGCCAGACCTCGCCGACGCATCATCGCGGCCGGGTCGGCTAACCTCAGGAGGCGCGCATGTGCGACTACTCACTCGAACACCTGACAACGATCAAGGCTGAGCCGGGCATGGAGATTGCGCTCCACAAGTTCGTGACGGGATCAACAGGCTTCGTCAGGCATGCCGACTTGGTCGCGTATCGAGGGTCGATCCACCACGCGAAGAGCGAAGGCGGATTCCGCGTCGACCAAGGCCTCTGCCCGGTTTGCGTGAAGCCGGGAACGAAACTCACCCTCGGTCGCCCATGCCGTCCAGTCGAAACGGTCACGTTCGAGACCGACATGTCGACTCCGGCATACGTTACCCACATTCACCGCGACGGCGTCAGGTTCGCCGACGGGAGCTTCCGGCTGCTCGGAGAGCTTCCGGAGAAGACGTGGGCCGTAGTGGTCGACGTCGCGGTCGAGGCGCTCGCCGAGCTAGCGCGGAAGCCGGAGAGCTTTCCTGACGATGGCGTCGAGGTCGGGGGCTTGCACGAAGTTGCGAGTGAACCCGTATAGCTCGCTGAGCGCTACCTCCAGCTCGGTGATCCGCGCGTAGACACCGTCGTTGTACGCGTCGAGGCCACGCTGAGCCTCGTGCGCGATGCCGTTCCACTTGTCCACCTGAACCTCACGCGGCTTCGATGCGACCATGGCGAGTATCTCGCCCCGCATCGACTGCGTGAGCGCATAGAAGCGGCCGAGCTGGTCTTCGAGCACGAGCACGCGCTTCGCCATCGCGGCGTGGTCAATCTTCATCAGGTCGGCAAGACGCTGAGCTTCGTCGGTCATTGCTTCTCCTTCACGAGCGCCAGCCGACGCTCAATCGACGTAGCAGGATCGCCCATCGGTAGGCCGCGTTTGCGAAGAGCGTCCATGCAAGCAAGTTGCTTCAGGGTGACCTCGACCGCTCCGGCCTCGATAGCTTTCAACCGCAGCGTCATCGACACGTCGTAGTGGTCGCCCTGATACCATCGGCGCGAGAGCCTTATGGTGTCGGCCATCGCATGCAGCTCGGCCTCGGTGTCGGCGATCATATGTGACATCTTGTACATGCGACCACCGCGCTTGAACTCGCCCACCGGATACTTGAACATGTCGTCCACGTAGACGGTCATGCTCCAGCCTCTCCAGCGGATTTAAGCAGGGCGTCGATGCGTTCCAGTTTTTTGGCAACGAAAGGATTGCGGCTTGCCGGGAAGCCGTCAATGACAGCCTTGGCCACAAAATGTCGCGCCTCTTTCAACGCCGCCACAAGCTCGGCATTTCGCGTCTTGGCGTCGTTCCAAAGGCGGAGCGTGTCGGCGTGAGCGGCTTCCTCGTCCTCAAGAGTCGCGACTGCGGCATCGCGTTCCGCCACAAGCTCGGCATAGCGGGCCGCTTGGAGGGCCTTCGTGGCTCGGTAGCAGCACAGATCGCGCCAATCGTCATCCGCCCGCTCCCACGAGTAAGTATGGCGAGCTTCTTTTTCGACCTCACCGATAGCGCGGCCCACACGCTCCACGATGGTGGTGCTCAGTTCATCGGTCATGGGAGGGGGCTTTCGGTTGGGCTAAAGACCGGGTGATTTCGGCCCACTCCTCGGCCAATTCCGCGAATTGGCCGACTCCGAACCAGCACAAGATTTGGTGGAACGGCTTTCGCCGATCTTCGTGGCGAACTGCCCAGCAGCGACCATTTGATTTTCTCAGGATGTGCGGCTTCATCTCCTTTCCTCCTTCATGCGAGCGCTCATAGTCGAAACCCGGCATTGTAAAGGAACATCGCTAGGCACAAGACTAGCATGGCTGCGATTGTCAATTTGTTCATTACTCTTCGCCCTTCATGCGAGCGCGGATGGCGGTGGCGGCTCGTCGGAGCGTGTCCGCGTCCCAGCGATGTTGGCTGATTTCGTCTTTAACATTGAAATCTTTATAGTCTCGCTCCATCTGCGATGCAGATTCCTCGTGCTTGTCTGCCTCTCTATTAAGCGTCTTCGCCGCCTCCTCCATTCCCTCGGCGCGAGCTTGGCGAAGGGCATTATTGTGCGCTTTAACAATGGCGATTGCGTTGCGATCATCAATCGCAAATGAGATTGCAGCGGGGCCATTGGGGTTATCGTGCCAAGGGTGGTCATTGCTTGGACTCGGTGGGCGATCAATGATGAACAGCGCATCGTTCATCGAGCCGATATGCCACTCCCGCGCCCGTTCCTCGTCGCCCTGCGTTGGTGGGGGAGGGGAGGCGCGGTCAACAGCCGCCAGATAGGCGCACCCAGCGTGCGCGCCAGTTGAGTCAACAGGGCCGCAATAGCCGCATTTGTTGCACGCTCCCTGCGTTGGCGGGGGAGGGGCGCGACGACATGCTTGCGGCCCTTGTGCGCTGTAGCAATCGCATTCAGGATGACGGCAGGGCGTCGGTCGGCCTTCCTGCGTCTGCTCGGCAGCCGCGCACATTTCGTAGCGCGCCTCCCCGCTGGTGGGTTCTGCGGGGTCAGTCCAGCCGGGGCGCTCTAGCGGCGCAAACGGATTTGTCGGATCGCGCTCCGCCTCCCCGCTGGCGGGTTTTGCGATGGCGGCGCGGACGGTTGCTCCGCCCCGCTTAGCGAAAGTTCCAAAATGAAAGGACGCATTGTTCAAGACGGTTTTCGCGTGCGGGTCGTTCATACGCGCCGCCTCGTCGCGTAGCCAAGAGACAACTAGCTTGATCCCGTTTCGTCTACCGTCTTGCCACTCACGAGAATGACCCCGGCCTCGCTCTTCCTCAGTTCTTGTCATGTTAGGCTCCGGTGGTCGCTACGCTAGTCACGGCTCGATCTGAAGTAGCGTGTGCCGACTTCTCAGCCTCGATTGCCGACATATCCGGCTCCCCGCGCTGCGTGAACGCCGGGTGGAGCGCTGGAGCCTGACCGGTCGCCATGGCGTCGTCGACTGCGAGCAGGGTGTAGAGCCTGCTCATGTCGTCTGGGCTTGGGAAGTTCCTCCCAGCTTCCTGCATGGTCATGATCCAAGCTGAGGCGACCCGCGCATGGCGGATGTTTCGCCAAGCCACCGGGTCCAGCGGACGAACCCCGGTTGCCGATTCGATTGCATCCCTTACCTCGGCCAAATAGGCCTCCTTTGATTTCTTGTTGGCGGCGTCCGTCGGCGACGGCCCGTAGGCGTCTTCCAGCGGCGACGGCTCGACATCGACGCGCTTGAACGCCTCGCGCAGTCGATCAGCCGCTGGCGTAGAGCGCCCCTGCTGGAGCGCGGCGACGTCATCGACAGTGGGACGCTTAGTGATCAGTGGCATCTTTGATCTCCTTCCAAATTGAGAACCCGGTTTTGTTGCGCCTGACGAAATAGAACTGACCTCCCTTGAGGCGGACGCCCATGTCCTTCTGGTCTGGGTTCTTGGCGCACTGATCCTGCATCGAGCGAACGACCCTCTCGACGTCGGCGAGGTCGCTAGGGCTGTCGATATGAGAAATGATCCTCACTTGATCCCGTACCTCCGAGCGATCTCCGACACGCCGCTGGCGACAGGACGCGGCGGAGGCTTCTCCTCCCTTGGCCTCTGCGCGATCTTCTTCTTCGGCTCGTCTTCAGCGCCGATATGCTTCGCCCGGGCGCGGGTCGCCTTTGCGCCCTCGCTGTTCTCCTTCGCCGTCTTCGCGACGTGCGCGTCGCTCTCCTGAAGAGCTGGCGCGAGATTGCGCTCGCGGTTCTCTCCACCGTCGGCGAGGCGCTTGACGTGATCGCACTGCCACTTGTCCTTCACGCCGATCTTGCGACCGGTGATGTGGCAGACGCCCTTGAACCGGTCGAACACCCTGACGCGCACAGCCTGAGGCGGGCGCGAGTCCGGCGTCTTCCCGATCCACTCCTTGACCTTTCGACCGCCGTAGGGCGAGTCGATCATCGGCGGCTTCTTCATGACTGAATGACCACCGGACTGACGCTCCACGAGCCGCTCACGCCGCTCCGCGCGCGATCAAACGCGGCGCTCGACGATGCAAATAGCTCCGGCGCTTTCCCGAAGACCGTGAGCATGTAGACGATCTTCGGAGATGGGTCGGGAGCCGCCGCGCCCGACCATCCTGACCGCCCTTTCTCACTACCGCCACCGCCTCCGGAGCTAACGCTCGGATAACGACCTTCGATGTTCAGATGCGTCACGTCTCCCCTGATCGTCAAATGGGTCACGTTCCCGTTGATCTTCAGGTGGACGACGTTGCGGTCTATGGTCGTGCTTGTGACAGTGTCGCTGTTCAGATTCATTCCTTCCTCCTTCGATAGAACCTGCCATCGGGCTTGATGATCAGGTCGCCGTTCGCCTTGGCTTCGAGCAACCTGTCAACCTTGGCTCGGGCTGCATCCATAACCTCGTCGGTCATAGTCTTGGCCAGCATGGACGTCACCGAGAGAAGGATACCGACATCCGCGACCTCGCCAACGATCTCTTCGTGCGATGCAATGCGCTTTTCGTCGTATGTGCGCGACAAGTCCTTCACCTGCTCGTTCTTGAGGGATTCGCCCACAGAGATGTTGACATCCTCAGCGGACGCCCCGCATGCCATCGCAAGCTCGACCGCTTCTTCCATAAGGCGAAGCGCAAGCGCTCGCGGAGCTGGCGTGTGCGGAGGTTCATAGATCGACAATACCCGGCTGGCTTCATCGAACGGGGTTGTCTGTCTTGAGGTATTGTTCATGGCGTCACCCTTTCGGAGCAGGTCTTCCTTTGTTCGAGCGCCATCCTGAGCCACGCTAGGTCCATCCAAAGGCGCTCCGCCACGGCGGTGAAATTTCGTCCCGTCACCATCCGTTCGATTTCTTCGGTCTTTTGACGCAAACTGTCGTACAGAGCCGCCTGCTCTCGCTGCTCTCGCTCCTGCTCTCGCTCCTTACGCACTGCCCCTGTCACCCGATAGACCTTGCTGAGCTTAAGGTTGAACTTCGCGGAAAGCTCCTTGCCGGTGCCCCCGAACTCCTTGAAGTGGGCTCGCAGTTGTTGCGCCCTATCGTTCTCCGCCGCCCAGTCCCGTCTCTCCTGCTCAGTAAACCAGTAGGTCACGGCGTCACCTTGTGTCCCGTTCTCCCAAGCAGCCCGGCGTCGAGCGATCCGCGCAAGTGTGGGTGCCACCAGTAGACGCCGCTCGACCTCACCTTGAAGTGTCCGCGCACGATGTGCCGCCTAATGTCGGCGTGCTCAGCTCTTCCGTCGGCCAAGGCCCGCTCGGCCGCCTGACTGACCTTGATCCGGACCTCGCTGTAATCGACAAGCGGTAGGTCGCCTCTCTTCATGCGAGCCCGGTTGAGCTTCTCGGGGGCCTTGACCTCTACGGTCTCAGCTCCGTTCTTCGCGTTCATCAAAATGAGGGAGCCGAGAACGATACCCATCTCGCTCTCGACGTCGGCCCGAAGAGACTCAGCCTGACCTGACGTCTTGACGCTATCAACAATCGAGGCTTCCACAAGATCGTTTATGAGAGCCTCGTCGACCACGTCGCCGTGGATCATGGTCCTGAGGTCGTCCATGGCTTTGTTGTCTTCTTCGCTGACATCGGGGTTATAGCCGTTGCCGCGCATAAGAATCGGGAAGCCTGTCTTCGGCCGTCGCCCTGCAACGGTGTCGACGCACGCTCTTGTCACCGATATGCCGAGATGCGAAGCGTCCTGTAGACGACGCGGAATCTTGGAGATCATGTCTTCGCCGGTCTCATCGATCACCATCCTGCGATGCTGCGTCGGATTGAACTTCCAAGCCGTCATCACGGTGTAGGCCGAGCAATCGTCCTCGGTCGCCTCGATCAACATTCCGACGCTATCGGTCGCGATCTGGCCGGGTTTGACTTCACCGCCGTAGCGTCCATCCCTCTCGAACCAGCACGCCCCGAACGGCGGCCGAGCAAACGACAGCGCCGAGACAAGCGACGACGGCTTCGAACGCATCACCGAGACGCAGGTCTCCGCCACGTCGTTCGTGATGAAGAACTTCTGCGCGGACTTGATCCTCTTCGCCATCTCGACGATGTGCGACATGCCTCCGTTCTTCCCTTCCACCTTGAGCTGAGCGGCGGCCGAGATGAACGCGTCGGCGAGCGTGGCGCGGACGGGCTGGGTCATGACGCCCTGTAGATGCGTAGGCGGTGGTCGAGAGGGCAGCGCCAGTATCCTCCGCCGCCCTGCCTCCAAGCTGGCTCTCTGCATATCGGACACGGTCGGCGCTCAGCCGCGCGCTCTTGTTCGAGGCTGAGCTTGAGCTGCATCCTGAGATTGAAGCGGCCTCTCTTCTTGGCCCACGTCGCCGAGTCCCTCCAACAGCCTGAGCAGTAGAGGGACGCTCCGCCGCAGGGGTGAGACGAGCGCTCGGCCGGATCGCCGCATGAGAGGCACGGCGTCATCGGTCCTTGATCGCCTCCGCCTGCCGCTCGCGCCAGCCGTTGGCGTATTCGTCGCGGAGCCACTGCTGGTCAGGACCGGGGTAGAGCTTCGAGCCGTGGTTGACCGGAAGGTTGTTGAAGTAGCCGCGTCGACCCTGTTTCCTAGCCTCCGTCGCCAGAGCCACCTTGTCGGACGGGTCGACCGCCCCTCCAATGGGCTCAGGAGCCTGCTGGCTGGATTCGGCCGTTTCTGGGGCTGAGGTAGCGGCCGGGTCGCTGGAGGCCTCTGGCTGGCCTTCCTTGGCCTTCTTCTTGCCCTTGCGAGTAGCGGGCGCGTCAGGTTGTGCGGCAGACGCGCCCGCCTCAGCCGGGCCTGCGGGGGTTGCCGACCCGGCCGGACTGATACCGTCGATAGTAGCAAGGGTTTCCTCGGCGTTGAACCCGGCGCGCTTGAGGGCTTCCGGCTTGAGCCGGGAGGATAGGCCGTCCGACGCCTCCTGCGCGAGCGCGGCAGACTCATATCGGTCGGTCCGGGTCCAGCCATGCTCCTCCATCTCGTCGGCCGAGTAGACGCCCATGAGAACGTCGGGGAAATAGATGCGGGCGAAGTCTCGGCTCGTGTCGTAAAACAACTGGACGTCGGGCTTCGTGACCCAGAGGGGCGAGCCCTTGACCTTCACCGTCTCGCTGCCGTCATTGCCGACGACGATGCTGATCCGGAGAGCCTTCTTGCGTTCGCCAAGCGTCGGGCTACGGTGGGAGACGACGCGCCCCGGCGATCCGTCCCGGTTCCTGATCTGGCCGCTCACGATGCAGACGCGGCTGTCGCCCTCGCCCTCGTACTCGACGAGAAGGCGATCCATCAGCGGGGCTCGCGACTCGATGATCGCGTGGACGAGCTGGCTCATTGCCGCGATCTGGACTTCTTTGCCGTCGCTGCTCGTCACGGCGTAGAGCTGACGCGCGACTTGGAACGGCGACATGCGCCACTCCTTCGCCATCACGAAGACGGCGAGGCAAGCGCCCGGCTGCTCGCGCATGAACGGGGCGATCATCGGACCGGCGCGAGACATGACCTTGGCGACCTCGATGGCCTCGGTCCAGTTCGCGTCGCCGATGCCTCCGCTCTTGTCGCTAATCGTGACGCCGCTGGCGTCGTGCTTCGGCGGGAGCAGCTCTGTGCCGGTCGTCTGGTCGGTCATTTTCCCTTCCCTCACACTTCAACGGCCGATGAGATCGGAGCACGGGGCCGGTGCGCTACCCCGAGCCTCAGCAATCGCTTATCATCCATGACCCTGCCTGTCGGAGGCTTGGTCCTGTCTCGCTTTTCAGACCTCAACCTGTTGGCGATCAGCGACGCGGTAGGCTTCCTGCCTCTGTCAGCGACCTGCGCTGCGGCGGCCTTGTAGTCGACGGGGCCCGTCAGAGGCGCTACGGCTTTGACGACTGGCGCTACAGAAACGTCGACCCTGCACCCGCACGATCCCCAGCCTACTGCGTTGCACTTTACGCACCTGAGTTGCAGGGAAATTGATGTCGCCATGTTCACGTCAATAGCCTTTCTTCGATCTCTCGAACTCGGTCGCTGATCCTCAGCGTGCGCTCGGCGCTCTGCACTCCGCCCGGTCCGGGCCAGACGCCAGTGTTGAACGCCTTGACGAACCTATGCATGGCAACCTCGTTGAGTCGACGGCCTCGTTCGAGATCGTCGTCGTGCAGCCGGTAGAGGAACGGGCAGAACGGCCGGTCGCTCTCGATGAAGTAGAGGCTGAAGCTCGCCATGCGCTGACCGGTGATCGCGCGAAAGCCTTCCCCGACCATGGCTCCTTGTTGGTGGTAGCGGTACTCGGACACGGTGCGCTGGACGTCGAGCGCCGCGACCGATGTTGTGGTCTTCAGGTCGACGACATCGGCGCTGTCGGTCGGGATTACGTCTGGGCGTGCGAGGCACCAGACGCCGGTCGCCTTGTCCTGCCACGCCAGCGTCAGTTCGATGACGCCGTTGAGCGCCCCGGCCTGAACCAGAGGTTGCTTCGCAAGCGACATCGCCATGCCGCGAACGCGCGCCATGCCGTCGCTCGTCAGGATGGTGAGGCCGCGATAGTGCTGGTCCTCGATCCATTTCTGGCACGAGTGCTTGTTGCCGTTCCACGGACCCATGGTGCCCTTGGCGTCGGGCCAGACGTCGCCATCATGGCGCACCACGTACTCGCTGCTGAAGAGCGGCTCGCGCAAGAGAATGTGATGCGTAGCGCGGCCGAGGATCAGTGACTCGGTCTCCTTCTGGGCGTCCGGATCGTGCTTCGGGTTGAGCGGCCACTGATCCCAGAAGTGCGCCTCGCTCTTCGCGAGGATCGTGCGCAGCCCGCTCGAAGACACGGACGGGCCGACGCATAGGTTTCCTGAGTGGTAGTCCTTGAGCGGAACGCCGGAGTAGAACCCCGGCTTCGAAATCTTCTTGCCGTCCCACTGGATGATGTTCATTTCTTCGGCGGCTTCTTCAGGTTCGCTTCGCCAACCTCGCGGCCGACACCTAACGCGAGGATGAGCGGCCAGAACATCAGGAGGGAAACATAAACAAAGGCCTTTGCCGCCATACTGAACGATGACATCTTATGGTACTCGTGTATCACCCCGCAGAGGAAAACCCCCGCGAGGAAATAGAGCCCAATCGCCAACTCAA